TGGCCGATTCAGTCGCTCCCCGTTATTACTGGCTTTGGGAGGCTATCATCTAAACCATTATAATAAAACGCGTTCCCGCATGCCTCTTCGTGGCCTCTTGCTTGATGGCAGCTTGTTTATAATAAGCCCCATTATAGATGCGTGTACCCTCGTGCATGCATGTATTGCCTATTGCTATAGGGTCGTTTTTCACGCGGAAAGTTTTTCTCGTGCATTGCCATGCGAGCAGAACTCCTATCAGCCATCGGTGTAGGCTCATTCAACTCTTCGATACTTCACGCCGGCGTGTAGTCGTCGAACCTTGGCATCCCCGTGTACGGGGTTAGCTATTCGGGATTATTCACGCCGACTTGTCTGGTCGCTTAGCCCTCGTTGGAGGGCACGTCTTATTCTCGCTAACTCTATGCCGCCTTCACGCCTTCAGACCATAAGCCTTCACGAGGCATTCCGGGTATTGATCGCTTATCGCTTATCACGCGTGCACGCTCAACAGCCTAAAGCTGTGTTTAGTACACGAATTGATACTACACTACTTGGTCGTTGACTATACAAGTAGTTTCGATGAGATGGCTCACGAGATAAGACTTGTCTCAAGCATACAACAAGATTAATAATAAATCAATAAAATGCTATTAATAAAATGATAAAAGGCTAAGATGGCTTTAATTTAAGATAAGTAATTCTTGGACTTTTAGGCCGGTAGGTCGGTCTCGACTCATCTGGATACAATTTCAATCATCAAGTACAAAAAACAATTAAGGTACCATCTCGTAGACGTACCTCGTGGAGTAAAAGTACATTACTCCACACTTCTCCAGAATAAATTCTCCTTGTTTCCCGGCAAAGATTTCTTCATTCCAGAAAAATTAAGGTACCATCCAGCGCCGTACCTCGCCCGTTTATTGCTGCAAAAAAACTTGCAGCCAAGATTTAAATACGAACGGGACGCCAATGCCCTTGTAAAGAAGCCAGGTGGCTCGCCATGGCAGACGAAGAACCCGCAGCCCTTCCAAACGTTGCAATGAAGGAATTTGCTGATTGGGCAGACGAATGGCGCTCCGGGAACAAGCATGCCCCTACCAAGATCGTGGAAGTCGTGAGCGAACCCGAGAGTGAAAGCTTGCCAGCAGCCATTAATTCCGCCAAAAAGAGAATCGTGGACCTCGCAGACGAAACTAATCGCATTGCAATTCACCCGGTCTCGATAGACATCGTCTCGTCGGCGCCAATCGACACTGTCATCGAGATGCAAATGCTCTACCACATCGAGAAAAACGTGATTGCCAATCTCATCGGAGAGTGGGCCGAGAAAGGAAAGATACCCCACCAGCTCGCCACGTGGATGAAAGAAGCACGAACTACGCTCGCGGAGGTCCATAAAATGACCGACGGCTTCCAGGATAAGGTCGCCTTGAAGAAAATGGACCTCGCAATCGCCACGATTTCCTCCAACACCGAGCTGCGTGATGACTTCAAGATTCGCATGATCAAGGAGCTAGAGCAAGCAGAAATGCTCGCCAACGTTTCCACGGAGGCCAAGACATAATGGTCGAGCTCGCGTTCAAGGGAGCAGGCCTCGCCGCAGCCGTGGACACTTCTTTTGCCAAGGAGTACTTTGAAACTCTCGGCATTGACCCCAAAACAGAGGTCGACAAGTATCGCCACTACCAATTAGCAACTTACTCTTGGGCACGCTTCGCCGAGATGTACATGCCCAACCCGATGGATTGGGACAAATCCCTAAAGTTGGAAATAGCGCAGCGCTCGGCCATCAACGCCATCCAATTCGGCTACGACATCTCTGCATATCCTTGGATCGTGCCCGAGAAGGAGAGGTCCAAGGAGATCGTGATGCTGTGGCCCAGGCAATTTGGCAAATCAACCGCCGTGGCTGCTGCAGCCGCTGCCGCTTTCATCTTCATGGATAGGCCATACGAGATTGCCACCTGGTCTATAAACGAGGATCGTGCGAAATCTCTCCTCCATAAAATATACCTTTTCATTAGCCATTCCCCGTTCAAGTACATGATCGAGGACTCGAACAAGCTCGAGATTTACAAGAAGGGTGGCAAGGTACACTTGAAAGCCTACCCGGCAAACGACTCCTGCCGTGGAGAGGCAGTAAACCTGGGGCTCGTCGACGAAGCAGCCCAAATTGGCGACGCCATACTAAACGGTGCCATACTTTACTGCATGCGTCGCGTGGGCGAGCGATGGATTCTCCTCTCGACGCCATTTGGTGCAAGAGGGGGTCTCGCTGACCACTACTTCAAGGCAATGCAGACCAGGCCACTCGTGTGTGGCGCAGTCACTGGCATAGACGCCTTTAACAAGCCAATCTACTGCCAGCACACAATGGCCCAGGACTCGGAAGCCCTTAAGCCATGGTATCACAAGTTCACTACTTACAACGTCCCAACGGGATTACCCGTGTGCCCTGTTTGTGGCAATTCATCTTGGGTATATGGCATTGGACGGTACGCGGTAATTCCAGTGGACCCGTGGCATTGCTCGTGGAAAACACCCGAGGAAATACAGCAGGAGCTCGAGGATGCGGGGAACACGCCTCTCGCACGCCAGGAAATACTGGGCGAGATCATCATGGAGGGCGCCAACGTCTTCAGCGAGGCGCTGCTCAATGCTGCAATTGACCTGGGGCTCACGAACAATCCAAGGCCTGACCCGTCCATCAAGAACTATGTTATTGGCATGGATTTCGGCAAGGTTCACGATAACTCCGTTTTATGTGTCATGCATAAGAATTACACGACCGGGAAGGTCGTATTTGACCACATGTTCGCCATTAATGGCCAATATGGTGGTATTGACTATCACGACATCCGCAAGACGTTCCTCGAATTTTGCGTGCTCTACAATCCGATCTGGATAAACCCTGACGCCACGGGTATCGGTGACTCCATCGTCGATGAGATATATAGGGATTTGAAGGCACTGCGCCTCAGAGCAAGTATTTTTAGCAACAAGGGGGCAAAGCAGTTGTTTTCCGGCGGGTTCGTGCCGAGCTCGTATTTCGTGGCCTCCAGGAAGGGATTTATCTTTGACGTGCGCTCCAAGGTCGATCTCATCAACTATCTCATTGAGGGATACTCGAAGCGGCATGATATTGCCATTCCATCGAGAGCAATACCTGAAATAGGAGAGTTCTGGAACGAGATGCTCAATTTCGGCTACGAGGTATCGGAGAACGGGGCCGTGCGCAGGCTTGTCTTCGGAACGCAGAACTATCACGATGACCGGGTAATAGCACATGCGCTCGCGTACCTGGCAGCGCACCAGCAACCATTCATAGAATCAAGGACGGTGACGAGATAATGTTTTCAATAAATAGAGTGTATAGGAACAATAATTCAACGTATAATGGGCCCGCGTTGGTAGAAATACTCAATCAGATACTCAGGACGGGTTCAGACAACCAGCAGATATGGGAAGTGCTTCGCCAGGCGGTGCCAGATACCAAGCAGAACCGGACGGTGCTCTACTACCGCGACCCGGTCCCGTTCTCGTTCTCGAACATCGAGGCGTACACGATCCATGGAAACGGCATGAAGCCCATCGTCGATGACACCGCCCAGCGAAAGAAGGCACTCGAGGTCGTCGAGTCATTCTTCTCGGAGATGAACGCCGGGCGCCAGACGATAGATGACGCGTTTACCAGGTCAACCATCGACAACAATCTCTATGCGACATCGGTGTGGCGCATCCTGTACACGAGTGATTCGCAGGTTGGCATTGACTTGTCTCGGCTCGACCCGCTCACGTTCGAGAAGCACACGGATGATAAGAAGGGGACGGAATGCTACGTGCAGAAGCCATTCAAGATTGATGGCACGTATGCGTCGGAGAACGCTTTTTACAACGCCATGAAGGACTCGTCCAGCTTGCTAGGCACGTCAGGTCCCCTGAACATGAATGGCAACATCGTCATCCCGAACAAGCCAGAGTACGTCGTGGAGTTCGAGTTCTACGAGCACCCGCCTGTATCGACGATCCTAGACGGCCTGCTGTACAAGCAGTGGATTCTCTGGTACATGAAGATGTATTCAGACCGCTACTGGTCACCGTACAAGGTTGGCTACGTTGGCGACCCAAAAACCATCTTTCCAAACGATCCAGATGTAATGGCGAATCAGCAGAATGACCTACTCAATGCAATGCTTAACATGCGGACGAGCGGCGCCATGGCAACTGCTGGATACAACCGCATCGAGGAATATGGCAAGAACAGCGCCGCCTCGTCTGAGGTATACCCGGCATTCATTGACCACCTGGACAAGCAAACCATGTACGCGCTGGGTGGTTCCATGGGTCAGCGGGACGCTAGTGGTAACGAGCTCGCCGTGTCTCGGTCCATCGAGGATGCGTGGCTGCGGGTGAATAGTGGCAAGAGGACTCGCCACAAACGCATATGGACGAATTTCTTCTTGAATCAACTATTCCCGGAGAATGGCATTCACTTGACCCACCAGCAATTCCATTTCTCGTTCTCGCCAATGAGCCAGGTGAACATCGTCGATTTGATGAACGCCATCGAGAAGGGGCAGCAGGAATGCATCTTCAAGGACGTGAACGAGCCCCGTGAATGGGTACGAGAGATTTATGACAACATCGGAGCGGTGGATGAAGCCACGGCAAAGAAGCTCAAGGATGACTTCATGGAACTTAACAAGAAGCCAGAACCGGCGCCAGCATTTGGCGGGGGAAAGAAACCAGCGAGCGGTGGAAAGAAATGAAGGACTTGAAATGTTACCTCTGTGGCAATGCCAAGCTCGTCGCCATTAAATTCAATGCTGAAAGTGGAGAATCGCTCGACCTTGTCTGCATGGATTGTGGCTTGGTTGTTTATAGTATTCATGGTCATGTCGAAACAGTACAAAAAGTCCCGGCCAAGAAATACTTGAAGCCCATCAAAGATACACCTACACTCAACAAGCTGAAGCGGTCCGAGGAAACTATCGAAGCCCTGAGAAAATATCAAGAGGAATTACATCAAATGATTAGAGATTTGAAAGCAAAAGCAAAAAACGAGGAAGATTTACTAAAATGAGTGACCTCTCTCTAAGGCACGTGCTCCATGATAACATGGAGCGTGCGATGATCGGGAAGCCACCAATCGTGCCATCAATTGTCGTGCATGTCGTGAAAAACTGCAAGGTGACTGCCAAGAACGAGATGGAGGCGGTAATGATTGCCATGCGAGTGAAATGCGAGCTCTTGAGCGCTTATGAGAAGGCGAACGGCTTATTTTCAGCACCGTTGATAAGCGTCTCCATTTTCAAGGAGGTTGGCAAGATCGAGAAGGACACGTGGCGCGTGATAGCGAGGGAGATGCAGAAAATTGGTTAGACGTTCCCCGGAAAACCCGACGCAGCGTGATAGCGAGAGACATGAGAGGGTCTCCCAGCGGAGGCGGAACGTCGAGTGGCAGGTCGAGGCATTGCGGGTACTCAAGGACCTGGTCAGGGACAACAAGCTAACAACCAATGCGGCAGGAGATATTTTTAAGAAGAGGTTCAATCCCAGGACGAAATGGGGTGATGAGAACCCGGTAGATTGGTTTAACAAGAAGATAACGCACGCGAGGATGACACCTGATGAGCAACTCGTTGCGAGGGGCAATGCTTCCCATATAGGGACGAGTGGAAAGAAGACAAGGATGGCGAAGGTAAATCCAGCGGCGCTACCTGTCGTAGCGGCTGCAGAGGCAGCGGTGGAGAAGGCCAATGCGAAGGCTTACAAGTACAGGAGCAGGAAATCGTACCAAAAGGCAGCGAAGCTTGGTGTAAAGCGATTCGGGAGCTATGGGCGAGGTGGCGTGCCTACTTCCGTGAAACTACAGAGAATCGAGGCCGAATCAGTTAGAAGGAGTTTCAGCATTGAAAAGGTAATGAGCCACGTGTCGTGGTCTTTCAAAGGAAAGAATGGAGAGTGGCAGGTGCGAAAGAGCAGTGGGAAAGTGGTTGAGGACCCGACCGGATTAAAGAGGGCAGAGGCTGAATTTCGCCACGAATGGTGGAAACGAGCCCCGATAACGAAACAAGAGGCGAAGGACATCAAGGGCCTCTCCATCGAGCAAGACGTTGGACATACGAGATATAAGGAGCGTCCTCACTATGAGAGACCTGGAAGGAAGGAGAAGCTCACGAAGGAGCGCCACGTGATCGCAACCGAGATGGTGCAACACGTGTACAAGGACCTCGTCGAGAAGGGTGCTAAGGTGTACCCTATATTGATGCAGGCAAGTCGTGACACGAAACAATCACACAGGGCAAATGTTATCGGCACCAGGACCGAGATTGGGACCGTGAGGATCGTGTTCCCCGATGGGACTGTCAAACACGAGAAACTCACTGGATACGCTCCCGGTGGTAGAGATTGGAAGGAATTGCTCGCACCTTTCATGGTAAAGGAGTCATGGACCAAGAGAAGTTGGATGGAGGGCGTGGGGATTAGTGGGGGTGAGATGTCTGTTGGACAGGCAGCCGATGTACTTGACATGCTCGTGGCCATTGGCGACCCTGATTACAGGCCACCGAATGCGCCGAGACGAGGAAGCTCTGCAGTGGCCGGGTGGATGGGTGAGGCTGGCGGGGTTAAAGGAATGGTACACATGGGCGGGTCACTCTTGAGAGACATCGGTGAGAATGCTGTTACCATCGTTCAGGAGGCGATAATCGGCCGGGAGTACGGTTTCACGTTATCGAGTAAATGGGTGAAGTATAGGGAGAAAATGCTGAGGCATGGTACCATGCACAAGTCTGGGAAAACGTGGTTCCATGATTTCCCATCAAGGAAGGAAGGGAGCAAGATACCAGTGCATGGGGTTACTGGAAAGGTCGCAGAGATAACCACCGATCCTACACACCCGTTGCTATGGACCGGGACACTCGTGAACTCAATAACATCTGAGGTGTCGTACACTACAAGGTCCGTCTTATATGGTATATTCAAAACGAACCAAATGATTCACCCCGTTACCGGGGATCAGATGTATGATGTTGCCAGGTACGTGTTGAAGAATTTTAACTTCCTGGCACACCAAAAGGTACTTGGAAAGGTAAGGCAGATGGCAAAGGATACAATAATTAAATATATCAACGACGTGATACATGGTGGTAAGGAAATCACCCACAAAACAGAAGCGATACTTGACGAGGCCGACAAGAAGCAAGAAGAGGAATTCGAGTCAGTTTTCGACAAGATGGCTAAAGGTGGAGAATTTAATGAAGCAACTGGTGACTGGGAGGTAAAGTGAATGCCAGTATCAAGAGACACGGATTTGACCATGAGATTGAAGCACTTCAATCTCTTTGAGAAGGATCATAAAGGACGCGACATTCCAATCGAGCCGAGGGACCCGCTCACCGCTGGGTTCCAAGCTCCTGGAACGCTGAGCTTGAAGAATGGATATCACCCCGTCGGTAAACTTGGATGGGATGACATCTTTGACAAGAACGAGGTTCACTGCAGGTGGTGCGGTGCGAAAATGTTCTTCTACGAGGAGACCGACTTGGAAATCCTGTATGGGTGCCCAACTTCTGGCTGCAAGAACGACCCGAACATGCCAGAGTGGTACAGGATGGGAGAGTCACATAAATCAATGCAAACAAAGGAACAACACTTTTAAAACGTGATAAAATGAGCCAACCTTTCAAACAAACACCAAGAAAATCACTGGTACTAAAAGATGTCGAAGGGTACGTGATATTGAAGTGCAGGCGATGTACCGACCAATTCTACGTGCCTGAGAAGAAGACTCGAAATGAAGCCGACAAGCAGCTCGCATATGACGTGTTCAAATTTTGCGCAGCTTGTGCACAAACCGAGAAACCGCCAATAATGGCAACTGCTCCAATTAACAAGAACTGGAAGCCAGGGGAATGGAACCCTGCTAACCACGACTACGAGAGGATGCAGAAAGGATGAACTACTGGCAGCATTTCATGTTCTCCAATGCAGCACTTGTTGTTTTTGCGATAATGTGTGCATCGTTGAAATGGCAGTGGGTTTCTGCATTCACTTTATTTTCTTTCATGTCCGCATCGTCATATGCAGATACGGACCTGAAACTCGACATGCATCGTCACTGGTTCTTTCATTCATCGGCGCCCTGTGCAATTCTTCTCGGGTGCTTGATCCTGGTGCCTGTGACGAGCGTGCGGGATATAATGGGCGTTGCATTTTTTTGCATGTCACACGGCGTCCATTTGCTCTGCGACATCAAGATCGGCAGGGCTGGAAAGAGGGGGACTTACCTCATTTACCTGGTTAAAAGGAATCGTCTTTCGGTAAAGCAAACTGACGCGTGCCTGTTCTGGCATGGTCTAGCGTCGGCGTGCCTGGCCGTGGCCCTGGCTCTTGTAGCCAATATTTAAATACGACATGGACGTTCCTAGGACCAGGTGAGACCTTCATTGAAAAGTACCCTGGTACGCCGACTAAATCTTCAATCAACAGGTCCTGGAGTGCTGGACGGCAGCGTGTTCAAATTCACGGCACGCAGCATCTCCACGAACGAACTATGCGAACCAATGATGAAGATTGCATTAGGGCAGGTCCAAGGCTTGCCCCTTCTTTTCAGGCATCGCCATCCTGCTGGTAATGAAGATAAGGTGGTGCCTATCTTTGGCCGTGCTACTGGGGGACGGATTGAGAAGGAGGAGGATATCTCGTACATGATCATAGACTACGAGGTTCCCCTGAAGGCTCCCAACGGGCACGAGCTGGATGATAAAAAGCTCTTTGCAGACTGGGTAAATGCAAGTGCTGAGGAGGGTAACCCGATTGGCATTTCAATGGCGTTTATCCTGCAACTCGAGGATGGTAAAGCGTACTGGATTGACATGTACGAAGCCTCGGGAACGCACGTGCCCGCGTGTGTTGATTGCAGGCACGTGTTGGAAATGGAATCTAATGAGCAAGGTGAAACTATCTTGGCAGAGGAAGATGAACAAGTGGAAGCAGAAGCAGGAAAAAAGCATGCGGAATACGAGGCCCGGCTCGAAAAGCTCACGAAAGAGAAGGTAGAGCTGGAGAATAAGCTCGTGACCGCTGAGAGTGAAAAGGCTAAGATCGAGGACGACCTTTCCACGGTGAAGGCCGAGAACGCAAAGTTCGTGGCCGAGACGGCAAAGCTTAGCCTTGGCGTGCAGGCGCTGACAAATCGCCTGGACTACGCCGAGACCAAGAAACCGCTCGTGGACAAGATCATCGCACTCGAGAAACGCCCGGAGCTCGAGGACTTCTACAAGAAGCAGACGTTCGAGTACCTTCAAAAGGAAGTAAAGAGATTGGAGGTAAACTCGGCGACTGGCCAGGCAGAGACCGCGACGCAAGGAAATCCAGCGGAGAAACTCCTGGCTGAGATGCAGAGGAAGAAGCTCGAGGCACCAAAGACGGACGTGAAGAAGGCCTTGGAGATGTGTGCTCCTGACCTCCGTCCGAAAATGGCTGAATTTTTCAAGGCCCAGGGCATGGAGGCTGATAAATAATGAGCACTCGGCATAACAGACAAGACCCGGCGGATTATCTGAAGGGGCACAAGACGAGGCTTCACGACTCGTTTAGCACGTTCTTCGGTGACCCGCTCAAGTACACGGGCACGGGGCCGGGAGCGGCAGTCGGGGGACCACCGTATGACAGCATCATCATTGTTGCGCCATACAACGACACGGCAAGCAAGCAGCGGTGTCTTGGTGTTTCTGACAGTCAAATACCGACTCGTGGAGGCCTGGTTGGTTCGATAGGTCGCGCAGCATATGACTTGATTTACAAGTCCATGGGAGAATGGCGCCAGGGGCAGCGAGAGATTGCAGTCGTGGTCCATGGTGTCCGGGACATGATTAACAAGAAGTCCGGGTCAATCGTCTACGACAATGACGAGGTGGCACCGTATCCAGGTGGATTTGTCCCGAGAACATCGACGATGACATATCTAGGTCGCGTCAAGAGCGGCCCCATCGCGTATAACGTTAGGGGACCCATCATCATCGAGCCACTACACGTGAACAACAATGGCGAAGGCTGGCTCGATAACGGGCCTTGAGGTGAATGACACATGAGCTGGAACTTTAACGATCCGGTAGGGCTTCAATTGCCCAATTTTACCTACGGCGCAAACATCCCGATATGGGCCCTGAGCCCAGCATTTGTCGAAATGGTGCGAATGTGGGACTCTAAATGGCAGCCGGTGCTCTCCACTGTAATGAAGCGTATCCGCGCTCCTGGCGGCGGAGCTTCAACTTTTGGATGGCCGCTGGTGATCGACCCCCAACCAATCTCTAACATGTACTCCCCGTATGCTCGGACTGAAGACTACCTGAGTCTCGGGGCTGACATGGAGAGATGGTGGAGTCGAATGACGAAAATCGGCTTCATGATGGAGCCCGAGGAATTCCTCGTGCAATTCACGCCACAGTTCAACTTTGGCACGGATGTACGGATGCGGCGTCTCACCGAGATGTGCGCACGTGCAATCGAGCGACGTGTAGAACTGGAACTCGTGAACTACATGTGGGGCAACCCTGCAACCGTGAGCAACTTCAGCAATCAATCAACTAACAGGCTGATTCACTTCGATCTCACGGCTGCTGCGAACGGCATGATCGGTGCAGCATGGAATAACTACACGTCCAGCGACCCTTTCCGGGACATCGACAATGCCATCGACCACCAAGAAGGACTCGGCGATCTCCCCTTGAACAACCTGTTCATCGGGAGCAAGGCCGCAAAAGTCCTCAAGAATCACCGCGTGATCATCGAGCGACTCAAGTATGTTCGTGATCTCTCAGGCGGGACACTCCAGGCATTCTACGCAGGTCTCGACAACGGCATGAAGATTCACAAGGTGGTCGCGCACACGTACAAGACCAGTGCTGCGAATGCGGGCGCCATCAACGGCGAGTCCAACATGGGTGATAACGCAGCAGCCGAGTGGGGCAATGACAACAAGTATTGGTTCATGCGGGCTGGTGGATACGAGTTTGCATTCCTGGCGAATGACGACCTCGGTTTCACGTTCACGAGCCGGTGCAACCAGTATCACGACGGCAATGGCCTGTACGAGTACACGTGGGTTGATCACGACCCGCACATCGCACGGACGCGCTTCGAGCTCAAGTTCTCACTCGGTGTCGGGGACTTCGCAAACATGGTGCGTCTCGACAACGTATGTCCAGTAACGGCATAAGAGGAATGACAAATGGCCACCATCCCAACAATCGAGGAGGTACTCGAGTGGCTCGAGTACGCTGGACTCGGGTTAACGTCCAGTCACCTTCCATCCGTACTGACCAAGCTTGTCACCGGGCGGATTTGTGGCCTCGTTGAGGAGGGTGGCAATATTAATTTTTCTTCTCTTGCTGACCTCGCGGACCCCAAGTTTTATATTTGGGGGTCGGGGATGGCCATGTATCTTGAACTCATATCCCAGCGAGGCCAATATCACTGGAACACTGGTGATGTAGCAGAGCAACAGGTAGGAGACGTGACCACCAAGTACCAGCGGTGGTCACCAATGTTCTTTTTTGCGCAGGGGAACGCCCCGGGTTTCTACGAGCTTCTCCCGCATGATTCGTATAGGATGATGGCGGCAGACCTCGTCAGGAAGTGGAAAATGTCGCAATTCAGGCTAAACAAGCCGGATGAGGTTGCATTTGGTAGCAGGTCGGCGAGATTTGATCTTTCCACGAACCGGTGGGAAATATACACTTCTGGAGGGACGTTATCATAATGGGCATGCTCACCGACTTCACGCTGATCCAGTTCAATGGAGAACGAAATGCCGGGGACCCCATCATCATCGAGAAACAAGGGGTAGCAGAACGGCGAGCTGGAGGAAAACACGTTTCCACGCTCTCGAACATCATTGCTGTTGTTAGGGGATTAAGTTTGAGGGGGCGAGGAACGAGAAACATGAACCCTGGTGAGGATGGTGTTAGATTTAACGGTTCGAGAGAGTTCCAAATCGTGAAGAGCGATCTCGACGCTATCGGCATAACACTCGCGGACGAGAAGTACTTGCGGGTGTTCCATGCTGGCCAGGTGCACAAGGTAACGGCCATGGAACCGCTCGGACGGGAGCGGATCGTCAGGCTGTTCACGGAACGCACCAGGGATGACTATCCCACGTTTATACACGAGTGGGACTTTGAAGATGATACCGTGGGCCAGGCGCCAGAGAGCTGCACGGTAACGGTACCAACTGGCACCACCGCAGCGGTAGCAATTGACGGTACTACCAACGTGGTGGCCATGACGAGTGCCGCGACGAAATATTCACAAGTTGCCATCAACGTCCTCGATGAATGCGAAGGACCGGCAATTACTATTGAATTTGATTTCAAGATCACTGGAACGCTTGCCACTGGAAACGTGGCAAGGTTCATATTAGGCGAAATAACTGACCTTATAGATTTAGGCAGCAATGTCCTTCTCTACTTGTTGGTGGTGAACACAGGTGGAGTTTTATCCATCACGGACTTCACGGGAACTCTGTTCACGAAAACAATCACTGCTTCATCTTGGGTACACGTGAAAGCCGTCGGCTCGAAGGGGCTCGGCTCGGTCGAGATCAATGGAGAGGAAGTGATCAGTGATGTCGACATTTCTGGCTTCACCGTGCTTATCAAGCATCTACTCACTTGTGGTATCGCGGCAAGTGGTGCGACCATTGAATTGGATAACGTGGAGGTGGATTGCGTTGCTCGATGAGGTGTGCTTCGAGAGATTGGTCGATGATTTGAACAGTCTCTCTTTTACCGTGACTGGAAAGAATGACAAGGGGGTAACGAAGACCAAGTCATTCACGATCCACAGCTTCCCGGGGAACGAGTTCGCTGACGAGGAAGTGCCAACCGTGGTGGTGGCGATTTATGATCACTCCCCTGGTTATGGGGGAATAAGTAACTTGGCGAGCGTGGATGAGTTTAACGTGCATAACTTCTCAAGGGCGTTCACGGCGAGCGTGGAACTGAGGATGCACGCCAGGGAGTACAAGAAGGGTGCAGTGATGTTTCACCCGAGAGATATCACGAAGGCCATGTTTGACAAGGTGGTGAAGCGTGTCCAGGCATCGTGGGACAGGATACTCATTGATTATTATGGATCGGTAAGCGACGCTACCTTGGATGAGACCAGGGATTATCAGGAGTTCGTGCAAGGTACAACGGAGTCAATGCGGCTCCTAAGATTCCAAATAAAATATGAGCGGCACTGGACAAAGATGCTTGACGGAGAGACAGCCGAGGATGGCAGTATCTTGACCATCGAGTTTGGGGCTTCAGATGTCGATGCATCAGAGGACGAGCCGACGACTGTAATGAATGATTAGGAGGAATAGACACAAATGGCAGACATGTACGTGCGGGTGAGCGAGCGGACACCAATCCCGGCACGGGTGCCGATCGGGAAAGCGAACGTGGCGGTTGTTGGATATGACGCTGCCAACGATGCCTACTTCCTCTCGGCGAGTGGTGTTCGCATTGACCCTGCAAATTGGCAGGGTTACAAGATTGGAAAGCTCGAGGATTTCAACGCCCTCTACAGTACAACGCCAGGAAACACGGCGTTATACAAGTGGATGACGACGTATTTCGGAGAGCTGAAAAGCGGGGCAGACCCAGCAACCGTGTTTTTCTACAGGTTCGGCGGGGAAGCAGGCGGGACATACACCGATCAAACGGCAATACCTGCTGGCGGCGTGAAGGAATGGAAAACGGTAACGTCTCCGGTGACGGCCGTTACTGGCGTGAAGGTTCATTATCACGCCGGGAATGGCGGCGTGGATGAGACAGTGTCACAAGATGCTCCCAGATATACGGCTGAGCAGGATGAAACCGGGAAGTACACGGGCAAGATCACGTTCAAGGCCGGGTATCCGGGAAATGGTGGCTCCGTGGAGCAAGCAGTAAACCTGGCAACCGACACGGTACTCATTAGCTACACGACGGCGACGACATCCGAGGCACTCAAGATATTCAACAACCAGGACGTGCAGCTCTTGTGCTTGGCGTATGATCCAGGGAAAATGAGTGGTGCATCCAGCGCGCAGGGCATTTATGGTGGAACGTCGTTCATTGATGACATGAAAATAGCACTGGCGCATTGCACATCGAGAACGAACAGTGGATGGTATCGGCAGCTATGCTGTGGGCTTCCGGCGAATGCCGCGCTCACGGACGCGACCGGCAAGTATGGTGGGTCGTATTCCGAGTATTTCGCGGATTTCAAAGCGAATGAACTCGGGGCGAATCAAAATGTCATGGTGGCAGGAGAAAAGCAAACCCTGGCAACCAGTGGATATTTTGGTGAACGGGATACGAGTGCCATGATTGCTGCGGCCGTGCGCAACACGAAAATCCGCAACACGCTCACCGGATACACGCCACAACTAGCGGTAACACCAGAGGAGAACGAATCCATTCTCAGGGCGTACCAGGTTGCGCAGATAATGACATGGTCCAAGATACAAAATCTGAGGGGGCAACTGCCCTTCCTGAATTTCGGGTACACGTTTGGCGTCGGGCGCCGAAAGACCATCAATAATGTCCGGTGCTTGTACCAGATAAAACACGCGCTCCTGGCGGCTCTCTTGCAGTTGGTGCTTTCACCAGACCTGCACTATGACATCGGAGGAATCCGGCGTATCAAGTCGGTCATCGCCGCGACCATCACGGAATGCGAGCAAAAAGGCCTGTGCGATGGACTCGTCTCCATGTCCATCCCGATAGAGGAGTACCTCGCCATCCCGGTCGGAAAACGGACCGTGGAGGACCAGACAATCGTGACGGCGGCGCAGGACAGCGCCATAGTCGACAACATTGAAGTAACATACCTGTGGGGTCCAAACCCCGAAACAATCGTGATCAGCGCGCTAGGTGATATCTAACATGCCAACAGAGACAGCAAAAAAATCATGGAACGACCGGATGAAGATCACCATCTCGTACAAGTCAGTGAAGGATGGTGGCTCCGGTTCGGAAGGCTCCACCATCGTGGCGGTGTGCGACGGCCTGGAGATTAACGGGATTGGCTACAACCACGACCTGCGTGGTGGATTGTCGGTGTGGAATCAGGTGATGGTCACCAAGCGCAATGAAAGCCAGTCTGGCCGTCTCATGGTAGCGCAGACCGAGCAAGCATTCGCCATGCTAAATTGGCTCGCCCAGTTCGACGAGTTTTTCGACATCTATCTCGACGAGATACCTGGCGATCAGAACGCTGGCCAGGGCCAGCTCATCTACGGGCAGCGGGCATTATTCGGATGCAAGATAGACCCGATGGACGAGCGATGGGACAATGATTTGCCGATGCGGACATTTCCGTTCACGTGGATGAACTATGGATACGTGACAGGCACGGGATACATGGTAATCGGCGATGGGAAATTTGTATCACCACCAAGCGTTCCATCAGAAGCGAAAGAATCGACGTGAGATCAATGGTCGATCTCATAGACGCCATCTTGCGGGGTATCAAAACCCGTGCATTTTTTTATTCTAAATATTATGGGGCAATAGAATATCGCCCCCTCACGCTCAAGGAGGTCGAGGACTGCTACCAAAAGGCGTTTAAAGGCAGGTCCATCGACGCCGTTAATTTTATCACCATGCATCGCATGGGTGACAAGATAACACCTATTCAAACAGTTGAACTCGCCATGGAGATAAACTCGATCCGGTCGATCATTAACTCGTGGATCGTGTACCACGCGGTAAAGGATTTCCAACCACCTCGATGGAGGCAGGAGCAAGATGGCTTACCTCTCGGGATACACGCCATGCGAGAAGACGCATGCGCCTTAGAGGTAGACGCATTCGCTACTGAAATCCTTGAACTAAGCACTTCTCCTGGAGATAGGATGGACAGCTTCCTCGAAACTGCCGATGGAAAGACCCTTGGAATGGCAACGTGGAAATTGGATATACCATTACTCGAGAATCTAGGAGACGTGACGGAACTCCAGTTGAAGTTCCTTTCGACGAGCCTGGACAAGTACACCGGTGAATGGAAGTCGGAGATTTCATCCACCGTCGAGGAAGCGATGCGGAAGGTTCATTTCAGGCCTGAATTTAGTTATGACAACGCACAGCTTGACATAATTGCCAAGCTGGACGCCATCAAAAAAGGTGAACAATAACGAGCTTGGACGACATCTCGGTGCGAATCGGTATCAGTGACGTGGGAAGCCTCAAGGAGGCAGCGAAGCTCATGCATGACGTGGAGGCGATGTCTGGCGCCGTGATATCGGCAATCGAGGTAGCATCAAAGAGCGCCGGGGTTCTTGGCGCAAAGGTTGCACAGGTTAACGCGAATGCGCCACAAATGCAGGGTTTATTGGAGGTATTCTCGCAAGCCTTCCAACAAACTTTTAATCAATGGAAGGGGATTGATGAGGCTGCCAGGGACGGGATCGCCGAGATGCGTGCTGAAATTGGGGGGATCGTCGGTGGGATACGAGTAGCGACGAGCCATATTAGTGCAGCGATAGATGAGATAAAGGGGAACACGTCACTCGAAGCGGTGTCACAAAAAATTACTGAAATCGTGGCACAGGCGAGGGGCCTCATCGGGATGCAATCAGCACTCGGGGAAATGGCAACAACCCGCCAGGAGGCCACTGCTGGAGGAACGCAGGGCCCTGATATACAAACCACGGTAACGTTAGCGGTCGCAGACGCGTTCCGGGAGCCAATAACGACGCTCGCTGGTGAGGTTTCTCGTGTTCAGGCTGAATCGGAGAGAGCAACTCGAGCAGGACTAAATGTAATGACCGCGATAGAGTCAGCCATTAAAAAAATAAATGTACCTCTATCGCAAGTACAAGCTGGGATTGATGAGGCTGCATTGGCGCAGAAAATCGTTGATGAGCTTCTGAAGGTGTTGCCCCAGCAGCAGCAGACCCAGCCTGCAGTAACATCAGGCAGACGGAGTAAATTTGATAGGGATACCGACACGGCTCTTGGGAAGATCGACCTGTTTTTCTCGAGCGAGTGGAAATTGTTCACGGATAGATTTGGAGACATGAGGGATAAGGTGGACAATATATTCAAGAGTACTGATGGGCTCGGCGAAAAGTTTGACAAGCTCAAGGGCAGGGTCGGCGATCTCATGTCAGCATATCGAAAGAATGCAGCGGCCACTGCGACCTCGAAACAGCCAGCGCCGATCATCGGAAGCGCAGATGCGTCCAGTGGCGAGGAGGCTCCTTCCACGGGTGGTGGAAGCGTCAAGAAACGTTCAGCGATTGAAGAAATAGGCAGACAGAGGCATGGATGATGGGGATAAACATTGCAAGCAGCCTGGCGAATGCCGGGAGCGTGTACAAGCTTAACAAGGCATCTAATGTTGAACTCCTTAAATTGGTCAACGACCTTGGACCGCAAATGCTCGAGTATGAGGCACTGGGATTAGTTGGTATCGTGCCGGACGTGTTACTCGGGATATTTCCATTGTACCTGGTGACAGACCTGGAGACTGGAAAGTCTGGAAAGAATCTCCGGTTCAGGGGGATAAACGGCCACTTGCTGGCGTTTAACAAGAGTATCGGGGACACGCTCATCATCAAGTTTTCACTCGTTGGCCCAATTGCGCCGATATACCTGCAGATACTCGAGATGTACTATTACAGTGGATCGGAGTACACTGAAAAACAAAATTTCAATACTATTGGGAGTTTTCCTAATCTCCCTGGAGGGGCGCTTGCCAGTGCTATTCCTGCGATAACAGGGCCGACCAGCATGACCATGCGATTCGGGCAAGTTTCGGACGTGGCGACACAGGGAACGTTCAACCAGGAAATGGCGTCTGGAGGGTCGATGGAGCTCCCGAATGACACGAAATTTGACATGACACAGAATGCTGAAGTTGACCTTGTCGGGGCGGAATCCAGCCAGGTGACGACACACAAGAACACCATTGGGCAGGACGTGGAGAATGATGATTGGGAACTCATTACAAAAAGACGCACGTTTAACGTGATCACGAAGAATGAAATTTATCCAAGGATGTACATCGAGCACCTCCTCAGGACCGAGCGACATGGCATGGCGAAAGGCGAGATAGAGGTGGACATGCTTCTCAGGAAGTACACCGAGCAACCGGTGAAAACGAGATACCTGTATAAGCTTGCAGGGAAGGAATCCGTCCCAGGCGCTGACAACAAAAAAGTAGTTAGCAAGGACAAGGCCGGGATAGATAAAATGCTCAAGCAAGGCGCTAAACTGGATGCTAAAATGACAAAGCTCTTGTTATTGCAGGGATTGTCAAAGAAGCTCACGGCGTCCAAGGTTACTGAAATCGCAGATGTCCAGAGGCAGAAATTTGATCTCATGGATAAGGTCGGCGCCGCGAGATCGGGGTCCCCGAACCTCGTTCAAGAATCATCAAGAACCAGGTATTCGGCCGGGGAGGGGCTCACGAAGTGGCAGGTTGTCGGGGTTAATCCAGATGACATTATTAACGCGGGCGCCGTTTCACTGTGGATAAATGGTGGATGGAGGGCCGTGGGCACGGCATTAAACATGATCTTCAGCCCATCACCATTCGCTACCGATCCGATAATGGGAAGGATGCTGAGTGCTGTTGGATTTGGCACTGCGAATGCAGGTGCCGCAGGGCGAAAGATCACCGGGATATCAAGCGAACCACCAATACTTGCCCATGTCATAGAGGATGATGATGAATCGGTTCCAACCGCACCACATCAGGCACCATCAATCAATCATGGAAGCGCATCGAGCACGTCATTCACGCAAGTCGCAGCATTCAACCAGGACCCATCACTGGCAAGTACCACGCTTAATGGAAAGACGGGCGTGACGGAATACAACACGCCACTCGTGAAATGGAAGGATTTTCTTGATTTCATGGGCGAGGATAATACAGTTGATGATATCATCGACATTCTCGCTGCAACTCCCGTGAACAAGCAGTTCGACATGGAGCAAACCATTTATTGTGGATGTAGGCTGTTCAAGATAACAGGGGCCGTGCCATACAATGGCGAGCTCGAGTTCGAGACACCGGTGAAATGCTCGTTCCGGGTGGACTTGCAGCAGAACATCGCGGGCGAGCAGCTCACCATCTACATGGCAGGGTCGAGCGGGTCGGAGTTTCCGGTGCAGCCAGGGCTCACGTATTTCATGGGGACATCAGCACGCCCATCATGGTTGATGAATCCCGATGACTACATGATACATGTTAACAAGCCGGTCAAGGACGAGATATACTTCTACTTCAAGTCAATCGAGTTGGCTGGAGAATATTACCACGTGCTCGGGTTTTTCTTCTACCCGTTATTGGGGGTTTGAAAATGCCTACCAACGAGTTCACCACTGCTCTCACGTTCATCATCCCCATGAGGGATGTGGATGGAGAGGTAATTGGGAAAGCCATCATTAGCAATGACGATAATGAGATGCAGGTGTTCTCGTCATTTGGGATTGATGGAACGTATTGCGAAGCATGCATCCACGTGATAGACCCGATAACCACGAAAAAATCCATCCCTCAGATAGGGGACCCGATCAGCGTCGTGGTGCACGGCATAAAGAACGGGACGTTGATTTTTATCATATCAAATGTCAGGTACAAGGACACGCTTGGAGACGAGAACTGGAGATTGGAGATAACCGGGGAAGCCCCTCTTTATTACTGGATGCGACATTGCGAGTACAACGGAACCATTGACCTAGGAAAATCGAAGGACTATGGCGAAGCAATATCAAAGCTCATGCGGGCGGCCATGGATGCCAATGGATTACCAGACAAGTTCACGGTGCACTATAATAAAGATAAAGTTAGCAAGGCGTTCGATTACATCTTCAGCTTCAACCAGACCGTCGCATTCATCATCAACAGGATAGCTCACGAGTTAGAACTCGAGTATTATTACTCGCCATTCGGAAATGACTTGTACATTGGATCGCCAAGCCCATCTGATGAGGAACTCGACACTGAAGGACTTGGAAGGCTCGCGGGCGCGGGGAGGCACGTGAAGTACGCCATCCCAGGTGGGGGCGGTGACGCAAAGGTGGTGTATGACGCGGTGATACCGGGTGCATTGTACGCGCTCCCTGGGTCACTCGCTGCCATGGCTGATGGCTGGTTGTGGAAGGTCGTGAAAGGGTCGTACTATGCACGTGGTGATGGCGAGCGGGAGAATCACGTGAAACTACTAAGGGCCGACGTGTTGTGTGATGATCTCCTCCTGGCGGTCCTGGAGGACGAGGATATTCACTCATCATTCCCGGAAGTAGGAGACCTGATAAAAGTAGGGGACGTGAGCCAGCGAGATGGCATGAGCGACAAGGATCACGTGCATGGTAGATATCAAGCGCTCGTCGCTCCCTCTGATAGCAGCAAGCAGGATTCTGGTGCGTGGGACTTTAGTGATGAGATAAAAATGTTACCACTCACGAAAACGACGCCATTCGCAGGGGATGGCGTGGGCCTCTTGTTCCCCAAGACAACCAAGTCACGGGCTCTCATATTCTCCCCGAATGAGCATCATAATCATGGTTACATTGGCCCGATGACATGGAAAGAGGGGAAGGACAAGCAACAAGTACCCGAGAAGGAAGATGATGACTTTCTTCTTAGGTTAGAAGATGGATACATTTACTTTGATAAGGCGAATGCCACGTGGTTGCTACGGTCCGCTACGGTTAAAATTGAGGCCGCCACCCCGGCGGCTGCGACGACAAAGCCTGACACGACGCCGGAATCTGGAACGTACATCAAGATAGAAAATGATGGCAGCGTGACGGTGAAGGGCACGATCATCAATGTCGAAGGAACTCACATCAATCTCGGGGAAAATGCAGCAAAAATGGTGGCGCTTGCCGATCACACGCACAGTCTCGCCAGCGTGTTCTGCTCGCAGCTTTACGTTCCTGGTGCGTTTGGAGGGGTCATGGGTGGGTCAAATTCTAATACATCGAAAACGAAGGCTGAATAATGCCAGGGCGATCAGGAGCGAATCCGTATGGTGCCGGTGAAGGCACCAACAACCACGTGTTGCTACTTAACAAGGGCACGAAGACGCATGGCCAGCTGGATGTCGGGACTGATATTCACGCTCTATCACTCAAGGCAGTTCCTGCAAATGATGATGAGATTGCCATTGATGATAGTGCTGATAGTTATAACAGGAAAAAAGTAAAGGTATCGAGCATCTCTGGCACGGGGGAATACTACCATGACCGGTTGCACGCCATCTCGTCCACGAGCGATCATAGCAGCGTGGCGACGCCTGGGAGAATGCTCAAGGCCGATGCGAACGGACTCCCCGCGCAGGCGACGAACACGGATACCGAAGTTTCGGACGCCGTGAGCAAGAAACATGATAGCACGAACGACCCTACAACAGGGCAGAAGGCTGCGCTGGTGGGAACGTCCGGGACCCCTGGATATACTAACAAGTACGTGACGAATAATGATCCGCGAAATACCAACTCGAGGACACCCGCATCTCATGGTAACGAGGCGCACTCGAGCGCGTTCACGACCCTCCCACTGGTGAAGGCGGATACCGACATCGCGGACGCTATTGCCAAGAAGCACGCGCACGTCCCGAGCAACATGGATATAACCAGGGATGGCGATGGTAACATAACGCAAATGGATTTCGATGATGAAAGGCAATACACCATAACCAGGAATGCTTATGGAATAGACCACGTTACCCTCGTCGGAGAAACGACGTGGACAATCACCAGGGATGGTAACGGGGTAATTACAGGAATCGTGGTGACGTGAACATGGAAAGCAAACTCGCCAGGTATGAACGCATGGGCAAATGCAACCACTGCCTTAATATCGGCGGCAACCTGTTCGTTGACGAACCTGAAACATATGGGGAGCAGGTATTCATACACACGGTAGGAGATTACATGGTTACCGTAGCAATGAAGGTAACGAGTGATGCAGTTGCCCTTACACCAGACGTTGATGTCAATGCCACAGAAATAGCGGCTGCTGTCTGGGATAGATTGCTATCGCTGCACGCAATCTCAGGCAGTGCTGGTGATGTCGTGAAGAAGACGAAGAGTGCCGTGGACGATGCACAGGCACTCATCATGGCTGGATACTAGGAGGATGATGGCGATGGCAACATATCCAATCTGGGCAGGGTTCACGGAACTCGGCGTCCCGAGGACCGGGCTGACGCCAACAATATCAATACACAGGATAGATACTGGCGAGCTCGTCGTGAGCGATGCCCCGTTGATCGAGATCGGGCATGGAAATTACATTTATAACTTCACGGATTTCGATGATAAAATATTTTATTGCTGGACGGTTGATGGAGGTATAGACCTGAGTGATGTCGATAGATACAGGATGGGATGCAGCGATGAAATTCCAGAAATTACCTCGACTATACGGAGGATAAGAAGGGGATAAGAAATGCCAACAGGAGCTAACGATCTTGGGAAAGCCGTCCTCCAGGACCAAAGGACGGGTGACGTGTATGTTGACAAGGACGGGAATCTCGTCACCATAGAGGATGCGAGCCTGGCGATGCAGGAATGTCTCGTGGCGCTCAAGACCATCATCGGTGAGGAGGTATTTGACATGGATTGGGGGTTGGACATCTTCGGGATAATTAGGAACCCGTTCCTCGTCGAGCCAGTATCCCTCATCACGAGTGCGGTCATGGCATGCCTGGACCCGTCTAAAATCACGCAGATAACACAAGTTTCTGTCCAGAAGGTTGAACAGGACAAGGATAATGAAGGATCATATTATGTTGATGTTGGGGTACGAACAGTGAATGGAAATATTCTAACGTTAAAAACAGACTTTGGTGAATGAGATGAGCTATGGATTCACGGAAAACGGATACGTGGTAAAGCCACTTGCGACCATACTCGAGGAGGCGTTTGCCAGGTTACATGCAATCGATCCCAGGATTGCCACCACAAAAGGAACGTGGATATGGCAGGTTTACAAGAGCAAGGCGCTCGAGTATAACGAGTTGGACAAGGCAATAGGATCACTTGCAAATATCATCAATTATGATAACGCTCAGGACTGGTCTCTCGAATCATGGGGCAACTCGCTGAGCGTGATACGGAAAAACGCATCGAGGGCGACGGTCGTGCTCACGCTCACAGGACTTGCGGCTGCATATTTAGTAGCATCCGGGAGCACGTTTTCAACGAGAACCGGAATTGCATACCAAACTACTTCCGACGTGGTGATCCCGAACATCATCAGGGTGAAGAAGGGAGTGTCGGCTGGCGTGGATGATATCCCTACTAAATACTCGGGGGTCACGTCGATCTCGTGGATTAACTCGAACCCGAGCCAGACTGGCACGCCATACGCAGAGACGACAGGTTGGGGGTATGCGGGCGACCAGATAACTTGGACCGGGGCCGACGAACCTGCGGAAGGAACATACTATTACATCGGGCTTGATGCGACCGAAAACGTGAGTGTTGATGCATCTGCAATCGCTGTAGTGGCAGGTGCAGATAGTAGCGTGAGCGAGGGTCAAATCACCGAGAATACTGGTGGACTTGGTGGCGTGAGTAGCGTGGCGAATAATTATGCGAGCATTGGAGGGGCTGACATCGAATCGAATGCTGCATACAGGCGTCGCATTAAATCCAATCAAAACGTGCAGTTTGGCTACCAGAAGATAGCCCAGATTGTTGGTGAACTCGAAGCTGTGCGTGCAGCGAAATGCTTCCAAACAGTAGGAGTTGATGTCGCATTCCCCACGAGTGATTGGGACGTGGCTGGCACGTGGACGACATTCGAGACGATGTCCATGTATGACGCCGATGATGTCGTCTTCGGGCAAACATTCGTGCCTACCGGCGACAGGCTCACGATAAAATATATTACAATCTATGCAAAGCGGGAAGGCTATCCGGGGGCTCTCAGGCTCAAGCTGTACATGTGGAAAACCGACTATGCAACGACCATCTCTAAATCAGCAATCTCTGACAAGGTGTTCACGGCTGATGATGTCGATCCTGACAATCCAGATGATTGGCAAGAGATACAAATACCCTGTAGATTCGGTGGGCAAGACCCGACGCACACGTACATGTTCACCATCGAGTGTGATGATGACGACTCCGATGTTGACAACCACTGGGATTTCAAGTACCAGGCTGCAGGGAATGAGTATGCAGGCGGTCTCATGTTCGTGGACGGGACGGATGAAGCAGCCGCAGATATTGCATTCAAGACCAACTGGGGAGGCGCGTCATACAATCTCATCGTCGCCACTAACCCCGGCTATGATCTCTTCGACTATCAAACACAGATCGAGGACATGATCATAGATTTTGAAAGGAAATGCTACTCGCCAATCTGCATCCAGGGAAACGTGATCGAGGCGACCACCGCATACATAAATGTAACTGGCACCGTGTTCATAGACCCATCACAGGACTGGGATTCGGTGGTGAATGCCATGAGGGAGAACATAGCATCATACATCGACGCTCTCGGTCCAGGAGATAATGTCGTGTTTTCACAGGTCGAGTACGCCATAATGAATACGACTGGCGTCCTGAAGCTCGTGGATTGCACGATACAGCGGAATGGTGATACAGCAATCACGAAGGCGTCCGAGGCAGATGTCATCGTCAGCCAACTCGAAATAGCAGAAATGGACTCTGGAACATATGGCGCAGGAACCGACTTCACGAGAGGCTACCTCTAATGGAGCGATACAGCATAGCAACGTTCACGTCCGCATGGACAAGGTACTATGCGGCGTCGGTGAAAGGGTCATGGATACCGAATCTGGGCACGTGGCTCAACGGCCAGTGGAAGCCATCTGGTGTTTTTCTTGCCGACGGCTCAATACTCAATCCATGTCAATTATTTTTGCTGGTAAATGAGCGTACCCGAGACGTAGCAACTATCGTGACTATTGCATATAAAACGGCAGCAATTACCTCTTGGGTACAAGAGATCAAGAATGGATCGGTGCAACAGTTTCCGGTGTTCACGCATTCTCAAAATAAGACCACGACGATAACAATACCTGCATACACTGATAGCGAGACCATCTACCCGTTACCAGATAATAACGTGTACGAGATAACCACGGTTACCATTACTGGAGGGGCTGGAAGGAACCAGGAGAAGTTCTCTATACTGGCTCTTGCGAGTCCGAGCCCCAGGATATTGTATGGACTCGGGGCGAATGATTTGATGCAGAATTTGCTCAGGGTGAAGCGAGGGATATTCCCGCAGCCCGAGTTCTGCATGACGTGCATGGGAACAGGCTTGTATAAGGGGGCCACGTGCCCAGAATGCGATGGATATAAGTTTGCAGGGCTAAATGCCACGTACCCACTACTTGATTTTCATGGGAGAAACGCGGGGAAGGCCAGGTATAATGGGGAGACTGACGAGGTATATGGCAGAAGAATATGGGCATACAGGTGGAATGTAATACCGACGAAAACTGAAATTGAACGATATTTCACTCACTTCATGCACATCACGAATCCAGATGACTTGCTCGTGTGGGATATACCTGATGATGATGAGCCGGTGTTCTGGGTCGCCGCGTACTATGCAGGCCTTGGAAGCCGCGCGTTGTGGCAGCAGGAGCTACCTGGAGGCGGGGCGCTTTCGGATGAGAACTTCCTCGAGTGGGTCATAACACTTCTGTACGAGGGGGATGTCCTCACCGAGAACGAATACACGACCGAGAAATCTGCATATCTCTATAAGCAAAAACCACTAAGCGAGGGAGACCAGTTCTCTATCCAGGTGTACTGGCCGACGAGCTCCCCGATCATCTTTGGAATAATGATTTGCGAACTTGGAGAGGGGATGGGATCGACAAGTATCTACATCACCCTCAATGATCCGTTTGGAAAGGGCTTGGCTATTCACGCCGGGATTCCTGCACCTGCAACATTCGTGAAATTGTTGGACAAGGCTGCCGATGGCCACACGTATGATTTCACCATCACGGTTCACCCGGACACGCAAACCTGGGACGTGGTTGTTGATGATGTTGAAACGCTAGGCCTTGGATATTACCAACCAGGACCACTTAACTACATCAATCTAACACGCGCTGGGAACTCGGGGTGCCCGGTTTCCTGGCTAAACCCGAGATATACCAGCCAATCAGAAAACCACGAGGACTATGACGGGCTCGTCGAGAGATCGTGCCCCGCCGGTGTCAATGGATACTTCGCCTGGTTATTCCCTGGGATGGAGATTGGTGGTGATGAACTGTCCATCACCGACGGGAGTAGCTCGCAACAATGGGACACCAAGGGAGATTTGTATGGAAATTTATGGCAGGGCAGCGAGTGGCTCGAGGCCCTCTGGGATGAGTTTGATGACTGGAGCAGCGAGAACCTCCTCGACGATTTTGATGGATATGAACCTGCATCCATCCCACCACAAGCCCCTGCATTATGGGAACTGGTAAGCGGGCTCTTCACGTGCGTTAACGACCCGCATGGTTATGATGGGTTTGATATATATGGTGAAGGAGTGGATGTAAAGAACACTGTTTACTGGAATAACTGGGATGCTGGTTGCTCAGGGCATGGCGGAGCCCACGTGGTTTACACGTTCAAGCAAGCAAGTGGCAAGCTGGCGTTTATAAAATCGGTCGCTGAAGCACCGGTATCGGAGCCTTATTACACGTGGGCAACGCAATGCGTCGCAGCTGGCTGGTTCTCACTCGTGCTTAACTTCGCATCCCTCCCGACCGGTGATAATTTCTATTTTGGCTGGAAAAACAACGTGGGAAATTGGTTGACATTGATCCGCATCGCAACGAATGGACAATTCGCGATGCGAGACAATGACCACTACGACACGATTGACACTCTCACGATATCTACTGATTATGATATCATCTTTACCATCATTGACGACACGCATTATGACGTTACCATAAATGGGACGCTGTATAATCACGCGGGCGCACATTACCACAACAACGCGCTCACGAGCGGGTATCCAACGTATCTATTCATGTCCTATTTTGCGGCGTGCGCTGCAACATTATTCAGCTTTACTGTCGATGACCTGAAACAATCATGGCAATCAGCCGGGCCTGACGCCGAGAACCACCTTGGCGAGCTCACCGGCGAGACTCGAGGAACGTTCCCCGTGGCAAGCGGGACCTCGTTCAACGGGTACAAGACGACATTCATCACCACGGTTCCCTCGGGTGGAACGTACCCTTTGGAGATTCGCCTGAGTGAAAACGGGTTCACCACATCGGCGAACTCCAGGGTTCGTGTCGTGTTCAAGGACTCTGATAATCTCGTGTATGTCGATGTTGGTGTAACATTAATAAGTACAGGGTTATCATGGACGCCCGGTACTGAAGAGAAATGGGCTATTTCAATTGTTAGTAGCACGCAGATACGCGTCGGTAAATACACTGATCATTGGACCTGGTCAGCGAAGCTGGGGTGCAAGAACACGTGGACCGCCGGGGTAAAGTACTTCATTGCAGTAACCGACAACGCGGCGGCGCCACCGAGACTTGATGATATAACGTTCTGCTGGTAACATTTAAAAGACTGATAAACGAGGATAACCACGATGATAAACTTTAATGAAATGCTCCATCCGGCTGGAGAAATGCGGCTGAGCGTGCTGGACTTGAACACTGGAAAGCGGCAGCCAATGCGGCTCACCAAGCATGGAATTACTGGTGATACTGGATGGAACAAGAACATGGTCGTCGAGACTGGAAAGGAGTTCATGCTCGACGAGATTTTCGACAACGGCAAGTGGAATAGCGGGGATGGGATTCTCGCAGCCGCTATTGGCACTTCAACGAATACCAATGGTGGCGTCGTCGGGCCGAGCGCTGGCGTTGACATTAACATCGGTGATTGGTTTGGCGTTGACGAGGATGACTGGCATCTCACGACCGAGATGGCGAGAAGCGCCATTTCCTCGAAAGCAAGGGTCGACCAGGCAACCACGGCGGTCGCCATTTTCCTGGACGCCAGTCTCACGTTCGCCAGCCACGTGTGTAAAATTCGGGAGTGTGGCATATTCCTGCATTTAACCACCGAGCCGGAAAATAACCCACAGGTCGATCCGACGCAGAAGCCACGAGCGATGGTAGCACGCCGCGTGTATTATGGCGTTGATGATGAGGTAACACCAACGAAATACGTGGACCGCCCGTTCTACAAGATCGAGGATGGGAACCCATTGTTATTCGAGTACAAGCTCACGTTCGGGTGATGAATGATGCCGATTGGCCCATACACTGACTTCGCCGCGTGCGTCGCGGATCAAAAGAAGAAGGGCTACTCGGATGATGTATCAAGCAAGATATGTGGAAAAATAGAAGCAAATTCGAGGAAAGAAATCATGGCAGCAGCAACAGCAGACTCAATTCACAAGAAGCGAAAGGACGTGGCGAGCATGTCCATGGAGGACGATCTCAGATTACTGAGAACAGGGATAGCATCCCGAGAGCTTCGTATCCTGGAGATCGAGTACGAGAAGGAGCATGGTCACCGGCTCCCGTATGCAGAGGACGAGCATTACAACTGGCTCTTTGAACACAAGATGATTGACGAGACAAAGGAATGAGACGATGGTGCAACCCGAAGGAAATAACTGGTGGACGTTCAACGCGTATGGCAAGGGGAAAATCCTTCCAGAGCAGGTCAACAACGAACTAGATAATCTGGGCCAGGGCGGCGTCCAGGCAGCGATTCGCAACATCATGCACAGCCGGGAAACAGCGCAGCTCTTGCTCTCGGGTACTTCCAACCTGGAGCCGAGTGGCACGTATGGTGATTGTGACGTGGCTGCCGGGAACATCCTCACGAGGGATTCCGACGGGTTATCAAGGATAGTGCCTGTCGCCGCTGCAACCGGCTTGAACATTGATGCCGTGGCCAAGTGTGTCGTGGCCAGCAATGATGGCACTTCGACCGTGAAGGCAAAGACCAGCGTGCTATCCACCGATGTTATCGTCGCCACGAGAGGCCCTGTTGACAATGCACTCGTGGATGTTCGCAATATCAAGACCGAGGACGACATCCTGAGCATGGCACTCGGTGGGAATCTCCGCGTGGATGGATTGTCCACGGTGTACAAGATGGGCGTGGATTCCGTCGGATATCGAACCATCGTCCTCAAGAGTGGCGACAGTCTTGTTAGCGCGGTTGCTGCGCTTGGAGGGGCAGGTAATATAATACTACTGCCAGGAACATACACTGGAAATATAACTATTGGCAGTGCTGGAATATCCATATTTGGTAGTGGCGCTAGCAACACGATCATATCCGGTGCAATAACTCTAACTGCTGGGAATTTTATGCTTCGATCGGTTACCATCAAATCAATCGCATCGAGTGGCAATTTTGATCCTGGCACGATTATTATTGATGGTTGTACCATTGTCGGGGATAACGCACAGAAGGCAATTTACATAGGGGTAACGTCCGGTGCATCAGAATGGACCTTGAGAGTTATGAATTGCGCCATAACGACGACTAGCGGGAATGGTATCGAGTGTTGGGACCCTGGTACCGTGGTGAATAGAGTGTACATCACGAACACGGTGGTAACTTGTAACACGGCGGGGTCTCCATTCCACCAATTACAACCCATGTCCGTCGTGGTAATGACAGGGAGCAAGTTCACCGGGACCTACATTGACATGTACTCATCCTCACGCGTTTACATTGATGGATGTGAATTTAACCTCACGTATGGAGCGTGTGCTTTTACGGTGGATGGGGGTATCTTTTATACCAAGATAATGATTTCCAGGTGCACTTTCAATATAGTTCTCACGGCGGATGTCGCCAATGTGCTTTTTGTCGGGCAAACCAACGATTTTTCCTACGTATCAAATTGCGATATCGTTGTTACTGGCGCCCGCAATATAAACACGGCCCTCTTCTATTCGGCTGGGAGTACTAAATTTAACTCGTGCACGGTGTACTACAATCCAGGAGCCGCAAAAACATGCGCGATTGGTGTCTTGTGTACCATAGCTACCGGGAACAAGGTATATAAAGGCGCTGGCAGCGCTGTACTTACCACGCCGATAAACGCGACGAAGGGGAAGGCTGCGAACGATCTCGATGGGTCGTGGACGGCATGAAAGAACATAACATTTCTGAGTTCTTGGATGATGAGGATGGAATACATAATCGGAGGGAAGTTTCAAGGTTTGTCATACACGCCATATCAAGCGCGGGAACAGAAATGAGAAAAAATATTGATGATTGTTTGAAAATACTCGTGCCTTTGGTGGTATTTGTTATTCTAATGGTCATCATTGTTTACTACGTGTTATTGGTGGTGACATGAACAATGTCTGCAGATGCACAACAAGAAACGACCGCGACGGCGGTCAAGGACGCGTTGTTTAACCAGGTGACCAGCGTCGTCACGGGGCTACTCCCATCGATCACGGATGATGTGAAAGATCGCATGGAAGCAGCTCTCAAGAAAACGCTTTCAGGTTACCTGGATGGCCTGAAGAAGGAAGGAAAGAGCACGGCGAGTGAAATAACAGCCGCTGGAGTGGACGCCCTCGCTAAGCTCAAGAAGGAACTTAATGAAGCGGCGGATGAGATTGCCAGCAAGCAGAAGACTTCTGCACAGGCCATCTCGGATGCCATGTCGGACTGGGCAAATGCCATGACCTTGGACCCGAAGATTGTCGAGGGTATCAAGATGATACCCGACATCGTCTACCAGATAGGCGACCTCAGCCAGAAATACAAGGACTTGAAAAATGGGAAAGGCGAGATCACGATCAGGTACACGACATTCGTGGGATCACTTCTCGGTGTCATAATTACCATGCTCACGCTCGTGGTTCTTGTCATGCAGATATTTGGCAAGTAAGAGGTGAGTTTTTTTCTCTTTTTATTTCAGGACGTGGAGAATATCGTTGACCTGCTCATCGAGTTCGCTAACAAGATTGGTGGATGGGTCACCGTCGCATGCATCCTGATAGGAGTTGTCTTGAAATTCCGTAGTGATATCGTGTACAAGACCGTGCGCACGATAGGCAAGCAAAAACTCATGGACCTCCTTCTCAAGCTCAACGAGATGACGCAGGACATGACCATCGACGACATGGACAAGTTCATCACCGAGTTCAAGAAGGAATACATGGTGAAAATGGAAATGAAGGGCGCTGCAATTGACCTCTCCGCTATATTCACAATAAACAAAGAACTCAACAAGCCAAATGTCAATGCGGTACTCCGCGAGTACCGGAGAAGGAAGGAGTATGGTGTCTTGAAAAACAAGAAGCAGTGGCGACGTGTACGTCACGATCCTGCGATAGATAAGGCACTCGACGCCATACTCAACACCATGATGGAAAGATACAATCTCCAGGCGGCTTCTTCTAGGAAGAAGGCTGCACGAGACCAGGTCGAGACACTCATCAAGTGCATCCGCAATGATGAGAACATAATGAAGAACAGGGAGAAACGAAAGCAAATCGAGGCCATAAATGATGATCTACGCGCAAAGGAGAAGGACCTTGATTTGGAAAAAATAAAGAAAAAATTGTGCGATGTATTCCATCCCTAATCGCTGTGTGTATTCCAATACTCGACCTCGATGGTTGCCTGGCTGGCGCCATACGCGTGTAGGGACGTGAAAAGCATGCGTGCTTCCCACGCTCCGATCAGTCCATACGCCAACCCGATTGACTGCGCGGTCGGGATCGTTTTTCCATTCGCCGAGCTTGCAGGGCTTCCATTAACCTGTATTTTAACCTTAGCCCCTGCTGTTATTCTCACGTGTGTTACCTCTCCAAGCTCGGCGAGTGCATCAGCGAGAATGTCAATGTCCTCCAAAGCGTTTATAAAGAATGACTTGAAGTAGTAATCCTTGCCATCCTCATTCTGCGCCATTAGCAGGTTTCCTAAATTGTTGACCATGTTCACCATCTCATCAACTGTGCGTGTTCCAGTACTCCACTTCTATGTCAGGGCTCCCGCTATTTGATGTCGCCATGAGAGACGTGAAAAGCATGCGGGCCTCCCATGCACTAATCAGCGCGTGTGTCAACCCTATCATCGTGGCTGCTGGAACAGTTTTCCCATTGGCGACTACCACAGGGATTCCGTTAACCTGAAGGTTAACGACCCCATCAGATGTCAGTCTCACGTGTGTTACTTCCCCTAGTTCACCAATCGCGTCAGCGAGGATATCCTGTGGCGTGTCTTGTACTATCGTGAACGCCTTGAAGAAGTAATCCTTGCCATCCATGTTTTCTCTCATTGGTAAGTCTGCGAAATTGTCCATGTCGTTGTCATCTCGTTGTTATTAGAAATCCTTGAAAGGATCGCCAGGGCCCACGCTTATTGACGAGCTCCTGCGAATCTTCATCTCTCTCTTAGGTACAGGTTTTTCATCCTCGATGATATCTGCCTTTCCACGTATCACGTCCTTGCGCTTGTTGATCTCGGCTCGCATGCTTCTCAAGTCACCAGGGAGGGAACCCATGGAAAGGATTTTTTGCATCTCTCCTTGCTTCTGCGCCACGATGATTGCTATCTCTTGTTCAGAGAGCGCGGGTTCCTCCCTTGGTCGTGGGCCTTTGTAGATGACGGGTTTGCCACACCCAGGCATCTGGCACTGGTTATTAACAATGCTGTCGAGACCCCCGCACCAGGGGCATTTGTTAATCTTGACGGTCGGGACCTTGTCAAAATGTCTCAATCCCTTGATCTTGTCGGCGCCAGCGAATATGGCACCTCCCTCGGCCGTGGGAATCTCCGCGTCTGAAATGTATTCCTGCTCCTCAGCCATAGATGTCCACCTTCACGAACTTCGGGATCACCCGGTTCATGGCGTCAATTTCCATCTTGTCGTCGATGGTGATCACGAGATTGCGGAACGTCTTCTGAACACCGTTGATGAAAAACTTCACGCCCGCTTGCCAATCCTGCGGCACTACATTCTCCGGGCGAGCAAGATTTGGGTTGTCACCATCCACGACTTTGGGCTTCTCATATTTATTCTGCTTCGGGATGCACAGGACATATTCAAAATCATCGGGGAATATAGCCTCCGCACCATGAAGCACGATTTCCGGGAATGTCGACTCGTCGATAAGACCCCGTATGGGTATCTCGGGCTTCAATCCCTCGCCTTTTTGAGGGCCTTCCTTGGGCTCATCCAACGCGATTTCCTGTAATATCGCGTCATCATCGACCTCTACATTATCCTCGTTATTCATCGTCAAATTTAGGTCACCACTGCGTGTATCCGAACCTTTTTTGCACGTCTCCAATGGCACGTGGCTCATTTATACTTGCCTCTGGTACCATGTATCCAACAACCCGCGTGTATGGTCGCATGAGCCTCCCACACGAGCATCTCTCCACGCGGCCTACTTCTTTTCTATTACACGGCTTGCACAGCGAGAACCCGTAGTCCACGCAGAATTGATTGAGGTTGAAATTACTCTTCTTCATCACGCGCTCGTGAAAAATCTCCGACTGGTCCTGGTCCATCATCGTGCCGAGATGCAGGAATGTCATGCTCCCTCCAGTGAGTACTTTCGAGAGTTCGCCTTCTATCTCTACACGTTTCCAGATGTCAACAGGTCTATCGAGCGGGACGAACTGGTTGCTGTAGATATCATCGCCATTAAAAGCAGCCATCGTATGGCTGGCCGACTCAGCAGGTATCTGTTCGACATTGAATACCATGATGATATGATCGTCACCAACATTCTCGGTGAAGTGCTTGCTATAATCATTGGCACGCTTCACGATGTGTGAGAGGATGCTGGATGCGAGTTTCACGCCATCCTTTTCAACGATGTCCTCTCCGAGGTATTCCACCATCTCTGGAATGCCATGAACTCCTATTGTCGAGAAGAACATGTTGAGATGGAGCCACGGACCTACATCAAGAATATCTCCTGCCTCATCCCTGAACTTAGCAAGGAATGGATTGTATCCGCTACGAGCTCTCTTACCTAAGATGAAGTGTTTGTGGATGTAGAGATACCTGACGCAGTGGTCAATGAGATCATCGAGAAGTTCCATGAATTTGGTGTAGTTATAGTTTGCGTGAATTGCTATTCCTGGGAGATTGAGTGCAGCAACCAAGTGGGAACCTGTCTTTATTCCGCCGCCACCGTTAGAGTACTGCTTCATCTTGAGCATGGTTTCATAATCAGAGAGGACGCGGCAGCAACTGGAGAACATGGCGGCGTGGCAGATGTTGAGGAACCCGTTGTGGTTCAACCGGGCAACTCGCTTCCACCAATCAGTGCCGACATCGGTGGGCGTGAAGTTAGCTGTCATCACCGGGAACTTGTACTGGATACCTGCCTTCGACGGGTCACCTTCGTGCATGAACTGGAGAATCGTGTCTTGTACTTCCATGATGGTGTCCATGTAATCGAGAATGTTGGAGCCATCTGGAAACACGGCTGTCTTGAATATTTGCTGCATCACCGCAGGGGAATTGAAGCTCGTGTTCGTGAATGGAGGGTCGCCATCCTCGCGCCACTTGTTATGAAATTTGTGGACGATGGATTGCCACTCCTGGCGCACAGCACTCATCGGGATACCTTCCTTCTGCACGTAGTAAGCCATTCCTGGCATCCAATCAGAAACCGCGATGGCACCATTCCAATCTCCTACCATGTTGAGGACGTACTCGAATACCTGGCCCATGAACGCGGAGAAATGTTTCGGCTTCATTCCTGGAATGTCCGCATATGGGCGGCCATCCTGCATGATGTCCAGGACGGACGCGCCGACACAATACGGGCGATCCAGTTTCGAGGCCTTGTGAATGTACACCAAGCCATTAAAAATAGGGTCTAACGAAAACTCGTTTCCGAACGCCATGGTGCCCCATGAATGCATTTCATCAAAAGCCCTCATCTTGAGCCAGGGCGCCGCCATTTCTGACGCCCTGTTTCTCGAGTTCTTTTGATTGCCGACACTTGCGTTCGGGCTACTCGTCATCTCGCCGACTGTTGCAGCAGCATCATATCGGCGCAGCCATTTAAGAGGTTCCTCGGCGTCCAAGCCGAGGTTATGCTTTACAAAAGGATCAAGGTTATCCATGATGGACATGAACTCGTCAAGTGTATCGGGTTCGCTGTCCATGCCTGGAAGTGAGATTTGTTGAAGTTCAACTACCATTGTATCACCAGGTAAAATAAACAAGGGCAAAATGTCCCTGTCATCGTGCATTTATAAATCGCTTGATGCGATGAATACGTCTATCTTTTCGACCAATTGCTTGCATTCCTCACCTTGCTTCGTGCCCTTCTTTTTAGAGTTCATCTTGTAATCTGCGAACTTTCGGAGATAGGGTAGAGCCTCGGACAGTAGTGATACGGACCGTAGCATTGTTTTCAAATCAACTCCAGTGCTCCGCTTCCCCATTGGTGCTTTCCGGGGGGCTTCATCGGCGGCTTCTACCTCCTCGGTCTCTTCATTATCCTGGACCGGTGATGGTTGGGCCACGGGAGTGAATTTACCGAAGTCGAATCCTTTAGGTGTCGGTGTCATGCTAATCCTTCCTTCTCGATCAATTTCACCAGCACATCGCCTTCTTGCTCGGTGATGGTTTTAACCACGAGTCTCTTGTCAATAAACGCTTTGATAAGTTTTAACAAGATGCTATATTGCAATTCATCTTCGGTACCTTTCTTAGCCCCATCACGTAGACAGATAAGGGCTCGCTCCACGAACTCCCGGTTAGTCTCGCCATCCTTCTTGAGTTTCAGGAGAGCGGTATCTACCCGGCAGTTCAGTGCATTGCCATTATACTTGTTTTTCTCCGCCATAGAATATCGACCTCACGTTATCCGGTACCGTGCCATTCATTTCGGCGCCTTCAATATCTTCGATTGCTTTTGCCATGCCCATGGAGAATGGTGGTGCATTATCAGGGAGAGCCCAGTAATCAAGGAGTCTCCTTGACACCTTCTTGTAGACATCATCATTCTCAAGGGCTTCTAGCTTGTCATATAAAGTAGGTGCTGCTATCTTTTCTGTTACTCCCGGTATCCAGCACGCTGGCATCACCGATTTGAATACCCTGTTGTCCTGGTATGCGGTAAGATGCGTGGACATGAACTCGTTTACCAGATCATGTGTTGGAGTATCCGGGACGAATTTTATCAGCTCCTTGCTACTACCCGCGGGCACGTATTGCATGGGTATCTTGCCAACGAGGATAGCCTCGACGAGGATGCTCGACTCATACGAGAGAACAAAGTCACACCAATGCAGGAGCATGGCCAGGCCGAAGGAGTCAGCGAAAGCAGGGTCCCATGATCCTCCATGGAACAAGTGGCTTGTCTTGAACGTGAATTGCTTCTTGAACACCCTATATCCATGTCTCTCGAGATCACGGGTTATCACCTCGTAGTCCGGGTGCACATACACTATTCCCTCGGGGGTGGTCATTGTTGAACCAGGTTTCAAGTTGCCTCTTTCGACGACAAGGAGAATGTTCCTACGCTTCTCCTCAGGAGTTAGCACCCTTCTCGTGTACATGTTGTACCCCTCTTGCGTGGGGGTGATTCCTTCATATATCTCCTTCTTGAACCATTGGATAGGCCTGGCGTCGGACCGCACTTTCGATGCGGCAGCGAGTTGTGGCGCCGTGGCGCATGCGATGACATTTGGCAGGAGATAATCCCACAAGCGCGTGTAGTCGTCCTTTTCGTTGTACAAATCGTGTGGGTAGAAAATGTATGGCTTCTTGACGTTAACCAGGAATTTTCCAATGTAGTCACTTCCATGGGCGCTCGTCATCCAGCAGTCATACTTCTCATTTACCAGGTTTGCCGCCTTGACCGGGTCTACCTGTAAAAGAGAAATAATATCGAGGGAGTGACCACTCCTGACCAGTTCTACCACCAAGGCTGACATGCCACTCTCGTGGTTGATCCTGGTCTCCGTCGGGCCATCGGTGTGGACAAGTGCTATTCTCATGTTGTCGACCACCACGCGTCAAATGCGCAATCCGGGAAGTCAAAGAACGTGGAAGGGTGAATGACAAAGCCACTCTTCTCCATGTCTTTCGTGTTGAAGTACACGTGCTTCGGCCATTTGTTCTTTCCTGCCAACGACCTGGCCGTTTCACGCTCGGTGTAGAAGCTAGCATTCGGGAGTGATATGAGTGCGACGTGTCGTGCAGCCCACTTCATGCCCTCTATCCTTTCCATTGCTTCCTCGGGTGAGTCGAGATAATGCATGACACCGGCCGCAATATAGAGTCGGATGTTCCCTCCAGTGAGGAGTCCATCACCGACATACACCTTGCACCCCGGGTTATTTGTTCTCGCCCTGGCAGCCATGCTTGGTGATGGTTCCATGCCAACCACCTCGATATTCTCTGTGGCGTCCATGAGCGCCTTCATCAGCAATCCAGAGCCGCAGCCGAAGTCAACGACTGTACCACCAAGTCCATCATTGAGATCGGCAAACTTGACGAGCATGGCTGCCATTCTCCCATATGCTTCCATGGACATCGTTGGACCTCCGACTTGCTCATCGCTCAAGTCAGCCCTGCCACCCACGTCTGCCCATATATCCTTCCAGGTTTTCTTGAGGCTCGTGCTGGATATCGTGTTGTTGTATGGCATGTAAGCAATCCTTTTCTTGTTATCAAGTATCCATTTCCTCGCCTCGTAGAACCTGGGCTCGATGGCGTATTGATCGTTGAGCACGAGCACGTCCACGTCGAAGTTCTGCAGGTTGCTAACATAATCATTACTATTGTACCCGACGACGATGTCCACGAATTCAAGGGCCTCGAGTGCCTTCACCCTGTCACTAAAGCCTATGACAGGTGGCTTGCCCTTTTGCCTGACAACATCCTCATCGTGCTGCACGCCTACGATGAGGATATCGGCAAACTTGCTCGCCATGCGCAGTGCGTCGATGTGGCCAACGTGTAGAAGGTCCCACACGCCGATGGTATATGCTATCGTTTTCATGCAACCACCCTGAGTACTGTCAGCGAATCCACGAGAACCATGTTCACGACCTTCTCGCTGTCCTGTGCCATTATCTTGTCGAGGAGCTTGTTCGGGCCTTCCCATCCATTAGGCCCCGTGTCGTGAAGACATATAATACCACCCTTCTTAACCACGGTGGAATACATGGCATAGTCATTTGCAACATCAGCGTACTCGTGGCTCCCGTCGATGAACAGCAGGTCCACGAAATCATCCTTGATGAGCCATCGTATCTCGGTTGACTTGCCAACGATGGGAACGACATTATTGCATTTGTACCGCTCCATGTTCACATGGAATTGGGGGAACGTCCACACATCACCATGTTCCTTGCTCCCCTTGAAATGGTCGATGGCGTACACGATACCATTCTCCCCAACTCCTCTGGAGAGGCAGTACGTGCTCTTGCCTTTCCACGAACCTATCTCCACGATGATGGAGAACATTCCCACGTCCTCGGCAAGCTCGGCAAGCTTCTTTCCCTCTGGCAGTGTAAGCCATCCCTCGATGGCATTGAACTCGTTCTCGTCGATCATCATTCCATCATCACCGGCATTACTACCACGTGTGGATCGTGCTCAAGCTCGTGGTTGTATTTCTCCAGCTCTTCCTTCATCCCCCACCAATACTCAGGTGCTATTTTCAAGAGACATTGGTTATCATGCCTGTAGAAGTATATATCCCGGAAGCCGAGCGTGTCGCAATAATAATGATACTCCCTGCTCAGTATCATCTTGAGCGCGCGGTCTCTCATTATCTCGAAGAGCTTCGTGATGGTTATCGTTTCGCCATCCGTCTTGTTTGTTATCTCGAACACTTCAATCCTCCTCCCACGTGATGTCATCGAAGATGATAGGTATCATCTTCTTGAACTGCTCGCATAGCTCGCGCATGAGACCTCGTATGTTGAAGTGCGCCTTCTTCGCGGTTCGCAGCTCGAAGACGTGCCGCCATTCCCTTAGATTGGCCGTCATCACGATGTCCGTCTTGAGATCATTTGGCAGGACCCCCCGCGCGGTCTCTGGCGGTTCACCAAGCCTGATCATCTCCAGGTACGCGCATTCCGCCCTCTCCATGGCTTCCATCCACGCGAGCCTCGCGTCCGAAGATTTGATGTGCGGGCGCTGGTCGATGACCGTGATCTCGTTCCCAAACTGGTCGCCACTGTAATTGCAATAACGCGTCGATTCTTGCGAGTATGCCGCAAGACGATGTCGCACGAGTTCGTGGGTCATGCCCCTGCACGTTATGAATTCCACCGTGATGTTCACGTGCTCCATCACCGATTCGTGGTCCAAAGCGATGAGCCGCTTTGCAAATACTCTACCAGACGACTCCGTCCTCAGCGTACTATCCAGCGTGCTCTTGCCACACTTGGGACACGTGTATCCTCCAAAAGAAGCCCATGTATCCGAGCTACTGGCATTCTCAACCTTCACCTGGCACTCGACACAATACAAGCCAATCTTGTGCGTCGATTGGTAGCAGTTCCTGCCAGCAAGCTCTATCAGGAACAGCGCGTTGTCAATAACCTCTCTCTGCGTGAGAATCTCGAAACTCTCTTCTACATACTTTACCATTTATTCCACCTCGTGAAATCCTTCATTCACCAACTCGAAGTCCTCGCTGGTGCATTTCCTTTCCACCAGTTCCGGGTAGACTTGATTCCCATCCTGGTGTATTCCTACCTTTCCTATGTTGATCGTCCTTGGTACGACCGGGTGGGCCTCGTACAAGTTCTTCACTTCACCAGTCATGTTCGTGAAATTATCCCAGCCCCACTGATACTGAACAGGTCTCCCGCCCATGTAAGTTATGAACTTGCTCTTTCCCTTAAACGGGTGCAGCCTGAAAGCTTCCTCATGTACCTTAGAGTAAGTTGCTTCTGTTAGACAACCATCCACGTACATTGGGATGAGCATGGGCTCGAAATGTTCTCGCCAGACCTCACCTTTCGTGGCCCACCCCCACGGGGTGAACCACCTGCGTACCTGGTACTCCGATGGGTCGCAATCCTTACTCTTGGGTTCTCCGAAGCCGAGCACGTTGAGAATGGTGCCCTTGTTGCAGCATTTATCCACTGCCTTTCCGACGAGGTTCTCCAGGCCCCATTCAATCCATTCCTTGAAGCCCTTGAGGGGGACAACGTCCTCCTCGATGATGATTGCCTCGTCATAGTTGTTCGTCACGAATACCTTGTACAAGGCGTCGAGAATGTTCGCATTGACGCCGACGTTCTCGACCCTGTTAATGATCGTGGCGCTGGCGAACGTGTCGTCCTGGCGGGAAATGAAATCCTGCAGGACTTTGCAGTTCTCGCTTATTGCAGCCTTGTCTCCCTTGTTGTCGTTGCGGGGGCCGTCCACGAATGATATAAAACTGTATTTCTGCGGCTCCCAATCCTGCTTCTCTATTCCTTCAAGCACCCGCTCCAGGTACTGCGGGCGGCTGAAGGCAATGTTAATGATCGCTCGTTTCATCTTCAACGCGCCTTGTTTCAGCATCCTTCTTTTCGGGTGGCTTCGTGAGCCACCACACGCTCATTTGTCCGCACATTGTATTTCACCTCGAACCAGTCCACGTATCAATTTCTCGACGACATTGCTCCTGGTCGTGCCATTTTCTGCCACGTACTCGATGAAAGTATCCAGGAGTTCTTCGTCAATATCCACTGTTAGGAGTTTTCTCATTGTTGAATCGTCTCCACTATTTCAATTATCTTCTTCGCCGCCTTCTCCCACGTGAAATCCTGGGACACTCGGCGCCCCTTCTTGGCTATACTCTTGATCTCGTTCGAGTTCTCGCTCACGTCCTTCATCATTTTTACCATGCAATCCAATCGTGGTGGGCGGTGTTGCATCCACGGGGTGACGAGTGGCTCGAGATTGTTGTACCCGATCGGCTGCCATTGCTCCACATCGACCAGGAAGGAGTTCTCGTCATTCATGAACTCCAAGTTACCACTATGTCTTGATGCTATCGTGGGCAGACCGCAGGACATCGCCTCGCTAAGGGTTTCGCCCCATCCCTCACCAGAACTGCAGGAGATGTAAGCGTCAAAAGCCCTGTAAAGTTGGCTCATGTCATTGACAAATCCATCAATCACGTATATCCTGCAGCCAGGTACCTTGTTAATGAACATCGGGATGTTCCTCACGTTCCTGGTTTTTATGAACAACCCCACGTCATCATCCTGCGTGAACGCTTGCTGGAATGCCTTGATGAGCCGGTCCCCGCACTTCCGATCGACCCACTCGAACACCGAGAGAAATTTAAACTCCGGGAGCTTGCCATCAAATTGTAATTCAACACTCGGCCCGAATGGCACGAATCTTTCGTTTACACCGTGATTCACGACGTGTATTTTCTCGCCATCGCATACTGTACCAATGCATTCCTTGGAAAACCAGCTCGGTACCATCACCACCTGGGCCTTCCTTAGATGTTGGGCCCATGCATTTGGCGCTGGCTTGAACTCGAATGTCGTGTAGAAGCCGGGGCTCATGCAACTCGGGATATCGTGCACTATCTTGAAATACCCATCATTCTTCTTTTTTGAATCCTCGGCCATCCAAGCATACTCCCTTAGATACTCCTGGTTCATGCTCGTTGGTATCAAGTCCGTGCCGAGGCGCTTGAGCGCGATGCAGTACTGGCGAGCTGCCTCGGCATATCCATTATTGGCGGCGAAGTTCGCCATCCATTCTATTTTAGCCATGTTTTCTACGCCTCCAGATGGGCAAGGTTTGCCTTGCCCCGTATCTTTTCAAGTTTAACAGCGACGCCCTTTCGCTCGAGTGTCTCTATCAATCCCTTTGCCTTGTAGTAAAAGGGCATGATGTTCTCTGCCTTCACGCGGTACTCTGAGATCATCCATTTGTACACGAGCTCGCTGTCGATGAGCACGTGTAACATGGTATCATTTTTGCAGTACGCGCACTTGTCAAACCATTCAAGCCCTTTGATCAATGCCTTGATCTCGGTCTCGGGAACCGTCTGGTTTTCCTCGCGGAATGCCTGGTCGTGCAGGAGTTGGCCTCCTTTATTGGTGACGACAAACTTGTACGCCCCTCTACCACGAGAATCTGCCTGGCTCGCCTTCCTCACGCTGCCATCAACGAACATCGTCACTTCCATCATTCCAGGTTCACCTTGTTTCTCGCCGCCCTTAGCTTGTCGATGATGGGGCCTGTATCATTTTTCAACCTCTCCTCGAGCGTGCCACATTCGGAGATGATATCAAAGAACTCCTCCAGTTCACGTATGTAATTGATGGCGTCGAGGAGTTCCTTCCCTACTGAATTGAAAAGGTTGTTCATGCTCATATCTCTTTCACCCCCACGTGATTAGCGAAGCACTTCTCGAACACCGCCTTCCACTTTGGTGCCAGGACGTGTTGCGTGTACTTGGACTGCACGTGCTCCTTGAACCTCTGCCCCATTACCCTGCGCCTCGGCCCATCATCAAGCAACGCGGATACTTCCTCGGCGAACTTCACGTGATCCGGCACCGGGCGAGCGACGCCTGGTGGCATTACATTCTTCTCGCTCATCCTATGATATGCGACCGGGACGGCGACACCATTTCTCCCGCCATCCGAGAACTCCCTTGTCGTGGTGCAGTCGGTCATCACGAAAGGCTTCCCGCACAGTCCCGCCTCGCACGCTGGCAATCCAAACCCTTCTCCACCGTGGGCGCTCACGAACACGTCTGCCATGTTGTATATAGCGTTGAGACTCCTCGGCGGGATTCCAATATTCCAATCGTCGACATGGGGCGTGAACATGACCACGTCCTGCACTCCATGAGAGAATACCTCAACCCTGATATCACACGTCATCAGGCTGAAGTCCGGGTTCCCGTGAATGACGAGTACAAAATCATCTCCCCTGAGTCGCTTGAGTTCCCTCGCCATGGCGATGAGCGTCTCAGGGTTTTTCCTCGCGTGCAATGCACCCACGTATAATATAATCTTCTTCTCAGGTGCGATGCCAAGCTTGTTGCGGATAAATGCAGCATCATCCTCGAATGTGCCAATGTTTCCAAACGCGTTCTCGTCAACACAATTGTACACCTTATCCACATCATATCCATGGTCATGGATAAGGTTCTCCGCGAAGTCCGAGAAACACACGGGGACATCAACTGCATGCATGACATTATCAAGCATGGCACCATGGTAATCCACGTCCCATGCGAAATATCCGATGGTTGGGGCGCCCGTGAGATTCCGATTCTTGTATGAAGCAACGTGTTGCGCGTCCTCGTATATCCAAACAGCCTCCGGCTTCTCGGTATTGATAATCCCCTGGAGATTTGGTTCCTCGTGAGGTTCATAGAAAAATGTTTGTGGATACAGGAGATATCGTGGCACTGGAGGCTTTTCGCTCATTTCTATTATAGGACCATGGTACGCCAGTGCCACGTATGTCCAGTCAAAGTCATTCAGCATCTCGAGGACCAGCCTCGACTGCCGGGCGTAGCTCGACCCGAAGTTCTCGAAGTAATCGCTACAGCCCAGTACTTTTCGATTGCTTGCCAATTTTTTTCAACTCCTTTTCTACTCTATCAAATTTACTTACCGTGTATGAATTCGTGTAATTGTCCTTTACTATTTTCAATCCATGTACCCTGCACCTGCTCCTGAACACCTGGTTTTCAGGGTCGCCTACTTCAGCTCTCATCACGCTTCCAGTAATCGTGAGACTGCTAATATTGTCCCTGTTCATCTTTGCGATGATCTTCGTGGAGAAATCATCAGCGATTTGATTGGTATTTCTACCCCCTCGAAACGTTGGCATCTCCTCCTTACCACGGCGCCTCGCTTTCAGGATATCCTCGATGCGCTTCCTCGCGGCTTTATCAGGGTCAGGCTTTGACATCTTTTACTTTCACCACCTTCTCACCCTTCGTGAATGATAGGTAACCTAGCTTCACGAGGTTGAACACGACACGCTTGGCCATGCCCCACGTCAACCCGGCATGCGCCTGTATGTCGGTCTTGGTACATGGGATGTTGCTGGTCATTGCCATGACAGTCGCTACGGACTGTAGCTCCTTCTTTGTCCATGCTATACTACCATCCCCACCATATTTAAGTTTTCCCTCGAGTTGCGTGCGTGTCATTTCCTGGTAATGCTCCCACACGACCTCCTCTTTCCTGGAGCCGCTGAAAATATCCTGGGAGCCGAGCACGTATATCTTCACCGGCTTGAGACGTTTCACCGACTGCAATCCATGGCCATGCGGTTTCGTGTCGAGGACTGGCCGCACGCGGGCGATGGCTTGCACCATCTCATTATCCACGTAGTGCTTCATCCACACGTCCTTTGGCCATCCACTAAGGGCTATCGACGCGTTCACCTGCCCTTCCGGCGCCTGAGGTGTTGTTAACGTGATGATCGTGTCACATCCTTGCATCCGGTTATCGCTCGTGAGATTATAGTAATGCTCATACCTGTATTTATCCTTGGAGATGTCCATGGAGTCGCACGCGTCCTTCACGAATCTTGCCAGTGATTTTGGTCCGATTATTGCAACCTCCTCACCTGGTTCGACCGCGTGTGTCTTCACGATGAGTGCTACCAGGTCGAGGATATCCTTCCCCGTCGAGGTGAGCTTCCCGTGGTTGAGGTACGTGCTCGTGTAGTAGTAGGCACACGTTTTATCATTCTTGAACGTCACCCTTGTCACGTTGTCATAGAACCCCTTCTCCGGGAAAAACTCGCACTCCTTCCCAAGTATCCTATCCCACGTGTCCTTGTCCCCCGTCCCATCCAGTGCTATTATCTTGCACTTGATTGACGGGAGCACGTCTCCATGAAAATAGTTGACGTTGTAATACACGTCCCTATCAACTGTCCAATTTTCGTCAACCATCGAAAAGTGATGCTGCATGGTCTCTACATTGCTCACCGAAAATATCTTTCCAAGCAGCCTATGAAACAAGCCTAGCGCTTTGCTCACGTACCTTAGACGTGGCAGTGTAACTTGAATAACGTCATCATCCACGCCATACTTCTCGATGTCCTCGAACATGCGCATGCCAAGGTATCTGCCCCAGTACCGGTCAAAATCCTCCCAGTCGAGGAGGCGCCACTCGTTCACCAGGTTCTCGAACTCGTTCCAATTAGTTTTTGCCGCCGGTATTATCATCCCCTTGCCGATGCAGTCTGGAGGGCGCGGTGTTTTGCTGCTACTTCTCGTTCCCTTCTGAAGGGATGGGTGGTCGATGACCTCGTGAATTTCCTTGAGGAGAAACTCCATGATGTCCCTGTACACTCCCACGTGGCCGGAGAAATCCATGTTCTCGCAGAACCTCTCCCTGTTAGCGGCTGTGAACAACCCGAACCTGTACACCTCATCTCGAACCATGACAATGTCATCCTTGTCCATGTGTTGGGTCTCCATGAGTGTCTTCATTGGATTCTCTTCGATGATGAGGGCGTCCATTCTTGACTCTCGTTTCACGTTCCCATGTCCGATGTCGTTTATCTCTCCATCCAAGTAGTCCTTGAGATACGTGATGATGTGGTGGTGCACGCCGCCCCATGGTACCATGTCCTGGTTCTCCACGTCATACTTGCGGCGCTCGTATGGGCATTGTGATTGAATCCCGGCCTCAGCCTCGACACCATTAGCAAGTACAATTTCATTCTTAGACACGTGTCTATACTGGCACGAATGGCAAAAGTATTGAAGGGGAAAGAATGAGCGGTTCTCGCCCTCGAGTTCCCCGAGCAGTCGTTTAACTTCTGGATGATCACAGAGACGGAGCCTGCTCTCGAAATGAACGCTGTCATCTCCATAGACCCTATCCATTGCGTCATAGACGACATTGTGGCGCGGCGCGAGATAAGCAAATCTAAACGAATGAGGACCAAGGGCGACGGTTATTATCTCCCGTATCTTCTCGCCCTTCTTGTCCTCGTTTACCTTCTCGGCGTAGCCAAAAAGGACGGCGAGCGTGTTCGTGGTTTTCCCGCCGCCTGGATACACGCTGATGACCAGGGGATGGTGGGGGTCACCATTCACGAGATAGTCAAGCACCTTCTGCTGGACTGCTTCCCACGGCATTACATGCTTCGATTTGCTTTCCACGCGTCGCGTTCCTCCTTCTTTTTTCTCCGCTCCTCTATCAAGTCGAGCATTTCCTGCTTCCCATCGCCATGGAAAAACTCCCACATCATGTCGGTTTTCGAGTGAAACACCGACTCCAGATCAAACCTCGTGGCGTTCGCCATGTTCGTGATGTTGCCAAACTTGATGAATGCTTTTATCCCGATTGCATCACCTACCCCTTTGTTGGCTCTCAAGCCTGCGAGTTTCGAGCTCTCCTTCTTTACCTCATCAATCTTGAATCTCGCCTGGACGCCATCATGGCGAGCCTGCTTCACGTATGCATCTATCAACCTGGCCATGCCGATGTCGTCCTCGACTATCGTGAATGGCACGCCATATCGAAGTGGGGCCGCCGCCTGGATGCTTGAAATCCACGCTGACAACGCCGGGTACTGCTCGATGAGCAGGCTCATGTATCCCTGGAACGCGATGCATGCGCTGGTCCCATACACCGCCCCTAACTTCTCCAGCTGCGGGTATATCTCCTTGTTTTTCAATGACGAGTAGTAATTGCTTGCGAGCTTCTTTTCAATCGCCCATTTTCCGCTGGCCTGCGAGAAGTCGGCTACCCGTTCCGAGTCGACGGCCTTGTCTTCGCCAACACCACACACGGGACACTTGTACCCGAGGTCGAGGAGGGCATGGTACCACTTCCCGCATGGGCATTGCACGGCCCTGAGCCGGGCTCGTTCCACGCGGTATCCTTCATCAGCAAACTCTCTATCCTCCTCCAGTATCTTCACGACACCATCGGAGCTCTTCTCGCCATCATCCATGTAGATAGTTTCAACCATTTTCCTCTCCTCAGTATCTATACTATCATCATAAACACATTATCAAATGTATTCAGGGGAGACTCCCTTAGTAGCCCCTTATCATCAACAGCTACCACGACGACCTCGTCCACTTCCTTCAGGTAATCGAGGACCTGCCCTACCAATCTATCTCTATCTGCCATTGTCTTGATGTATTTCATTTCAACTGCAACACCAGACAATCCAACATCACACGTCCTCCCACCGATATTCTTGCGCCATTTTATCCAGTCGGGCCACCTACCACACAAAGCACCCCACATAACCAATTCAAGCTCATGCTCATTAGAAATGGAGAGTTTGGAGATGTTTATTTTCTGTAGAAGATTTACAACCTTCTTGGCGCTTGGCCCATCTGATATTTTTGCAGTCTCTCTTGCTGGTGTGGCGTCCTTTATCTCGGGTGTGTTCATCGCATATGTATTTGGTTCTGATGAGGTCCTCATAAATTCAGATTTCTCCCCCTTCACATCCTTGGAGATAAATGAATTTATAATTGCCTCTGGATGCTCATGCACACTTTCCCATGGTATCTTCATCGCCTTGCTTTCATTATAAATCTGCGTTGCCGTCATAGGAACGCCAGACTCGGTCAGCACTTTTTTTATTAATTCTCTTGTCGTTACCTTTTCAGCCATTTTTCGTCACCACCGTCGCTATCAAGTTGAGCAGCGCCTTTTGCTCGTTGTCCTCGATGTGATACGTTTTCCTGAATTCCCCCATGCACGCCGGGCACCTATCAAATGCATTGATCAAGAACCTGAATCCTTTGTGCACCAGGTCTGGTGGATCAAGTCCGAGCGTCACGAGTTCTGGCGGGTGTGTCAATTCCATCACGCATTCTATCGTCGCGGTCACCGCTACCAGCACGAGACCCTGCCCGCACGCGGGGCAATCAAACCTGTTAATAAACGAGTCCCACTCTGGCGAGGTGCGCACGCTAAAGTCTATCAAGTCACCATCCCCCATGCTACATCCCTCGTGTTATCCCTTACAAATTTGAATTCTATCGTCTCTACTGATGTCGTCTCATCCACTGTTATCCTGCACGCGAACCCGTGTGACAAGAATCGCTCCTTCATCTCGTTCATCAACTCGGCAAGCGATTCACTCACGCATTCCTCTTCTCCAGGCATTCAGCACATCCCTCCGGGCACAAACCTTCCAATCGCAGTTCGTATGGATGGAACCGTCGTTTCCGTCTGTAAATCATTATACATTGTTTTTCCTTCACCGCCGCGTGTTTCGCCTTGGCCTTGTTTTCCATGATGTTAATGAAGAGATTTATCACCGTCTTCGTCTCGTCTACCAGGTCAACGAATGGGATTTTTAGCACGTCCCGCAGATACTTTATGACAAATCTCCTATCGTCGTTTCCTGGATTTTGTTTCATTATCAAATGCTGGAGTGCAGGGCAGAAATCGTCATTCCACGAGAGCCCATACTTCTCCAGTGTTGCATCCTTGCTGTCAGCAATGATCTTCTTGCTGTACTTCCCAATTATATCCATTTGCTTCTTCATTGAAGATTTCACCCCTTCAAAATACCAGGTGCCGTGCCCAAGAGAGAACTCGTCATCCCTGGGCATCGACGCCAGTTGTAGCAATTTATCTTGGGTACTTGAACGTATTTCGTCAATGGATACCGGGATGACGTGATTGCCATGCTTGCGATTGACCGAATTAATGACCCGCTTGCACGTGGCAGTCGTCTCGCTTCCTGGGTCAATCCTGGCATGGGTCTCGCTGGCGATGAACCGGACAGCGTCATCGAGCTTCGAGGCGGGACCTTCGGCCTTGATGAGGCCGTGAAAGCCTCCGCCCGTGAATCGCCACTTTCGCTTGAGGTCGCCATTCGCGGCGCACCAGTCATCCATCTTCACGACATCCATGTTTATATCCGGCCTATATTCGATGATTTCATTCTCGCCGTCTATGACGAGCGTGTAGTCAATATCAATAAATATACAATTGATAACTGCTGTGGCGTAGTCGGGGACCATCGACCGGTCGTATCCGTACGATCCTGGGTCGTCAACAAGTTCCCGGTAGCCGTAGTTTGATATATATGCTTCGGCTCCAGCGGCCATCCACCACTTTGCATCCCGGAGTGCAGCGTTCCATCCAGCGAAGCATTTCCGCCGGACTGGTCGCTGGGGTATGAGGGTCTCCCAATATAATGATTCAGCGTCCATCACCAACAATCTCTACTGTTTCGGTGTAGTCGTCCCTCCGTATTCGCTTGCCCTTCTTGTCGAAGCCGTGATCAACACCTTCTGCAAACTGCTCGTGTTTATCCCGCGCCTTCTTGGTCTTGAATGGAGGGTGGTCGCAGAATCGGCACTCCCTGCTACTCTTGAACGTTTTCTCGCTCTGCATGAGATTCCACCTTCATCCAAGCATTTTCATGCACTCGCTAAACCCGGCGCAGCCCTTGCATTCAATGTCGTCATCGTTGAAACGGCGCTTGCACGTCCGCCAGTTTGGAATGTCACTCGCTGGCTTATCTTGAGCGTTCTCTTGTTTCCACTCCTTGCCACACGAGTGACACTTGTACTCGGCAATGGTGTAACTGTTTGGATAGGATAACCAAACGTCTGCTACACCACAATATGGGCAGAGCACGAGATTATCCGAAAAGGGTGGGGCATTCGGGGTGGGTTTGATATCCAACGCCCATTTCACGATGTCGTCACTTGTAGGCTTCGTCGCGGCGGGCACGGATCGAGTCGTGTTTTCGTCCTGGTGAATAAACTCGGCGGCGACCGTCTCATCCTTCACGATTACCATGTCATCTTCGGTTCTCGGTTCTCTATCGAAATAGACGGTTAGGGCGGGCGGCGCGGGGTTCCCGGCGAGGGTGAATTCCTGCACGAAATTCATGTCACTATCAAACTCCTGGATGCTGGCCATGGAAGCGTCGTCATCAACGACAAGCTGCCACGACATCACCACGGGATCGCCCTTCTTCACATCCATGGTCAATTCCTTGCGGTCCATGTGAATGGTGCGGTCCTCCTTCGCAGGGGGGAACTCAACATGGATAATGTACGTTTTTTCCTTTACCATTTAATTAAACGCCTCCTTTAATCGAATCGAGTTGCAGTGGTTCACGTATTCACACGCCGGGCATTTGTATGGTGCGGATTCCATTTTCACCATGGCGTACTTCCCTCCGGCAGTCCATGTTTCACGCATTCTCCGTATCTCCTTGAATATAGCCTCGAGACTGCGATTTTGCATCAACATCGGTGGCAGGTAGTATGGCTTGTCATCCCCGAGGAACAACATGTTTGCGATGACATCCGTGTATTCCTCGATGTCGGGGAACACCTTCACGTTTCGTATGACCTCCTCCATCGTCACCGGGTCAACGTCCTTCACTTGTTTCTGAGCATGGGCGACGAGCCACGCGTAGACGTGCATCTCCTGCCGATCGGCAGATTTCATGTCCGTCGACGACTCGCCTTCCTTCACGCCCTTCGGCACGTTCCCACCCTTGTAGTCGATGATCGTGTACTTCTTGTCACCCCAGTCGGTGTTTGTCCCGTAGAGGGGATTGTGGTACATGGCGTCGAGCGTGCCGTATATCATCATGTCAAAATTCTCGAGATAGAGTTCCTGGTAGATGGGGATGAAAAACTTCTTGAACGCCCACTTCTTGTGGTTGAACTGCTGTGATAATTGATTCCAGTAGTCCTTCTGGTACTCGCAGAAGTTTGAAATGATCCGCTGTCGATATGGGTCAGACCTGAGATTCTCCGGGAGAATCTGGTTACAGATATCAAGGAACGTGTAGTACAACCTGCTCTTCTTGAACTCGTGTTCTATCGGAACCTCCATGAACCTGGCGATGAGGTCGTTGTCCACGATGGCCTTGAAGAAATGCGAGAACACGAGATGCGCGTCGCTGCCCATCTCCATGGCATCGTGGCCGAAGTCAAAGTCACGTGTCACGAGTTTTCCAGTCATCTCCTCCATGGTCTTGAGCTCGAACGCTTTCGGGCACCACTTGTGCTTCCGCCATTTCGACTTGTCAACCCATGGCATGTCCCTGAACTTGAGGTGGTCCACGACCACGTTCTCCTTCAAGTACGCCGACAGGTCTATTTTCTCCATGATCTACTTCAACTCTTTCACGTTGAACGCCGACCCATTGCACGCCGTCGAGTCCGCCCCTTCAGCTATCCCGTGGTAGTGGTCGTCAAACATCTTGATGAGCTCGTTGAGCTTGTCCTTGATCTCGTTATCAGGTTGCACGGGAATCTGTACTTCCATGTCAATGCTCCCGAGCTCGTCGAACTCCTTGATGGCACGGTTGATGTACCATGCCGCCTTCTCCAAGTCCTCCTTGTACTTGCCCTTGAATCGGGCTCTGCTAATATACTTGATGGCATTGCCGAGGCAATAGCCCATCTTCTGGTCTTCGATGTACTCGATGACCTCTATCCTTCCCTGCGTGTAATGCGCAGGATGGTTTATATTGTCGCTCATTTTTTCTCATCCTTCAGCTTGTAGTAGACGAAGAGCCCCTCGACGCATCTGGTAAAGATTCTCATGGTGCAGAGCATCCTGCCAATGCTGATGGCAATGCACCCATCTCCAGTTATTTCCTCCCAGAGACGGCGCACTTCTTTCGAGTCTATCCGTCCGTTTTCCTTGCATGTTTCCTCGACGCTATCCAAAAACTCTTTCATTTGTTCTATGCTTGCCATTTTTTCATCATCTCATCTTGTTGAAAATACCGAATCTTTTACAAATTGTATTGCACGATTGAATATTTCTTCAATTTTAAAGAAGCCAGCAAACACCTTGTGGCACAATCTCACTGTAGTCATCACCGCTGGCTCGTGGGGCCCAGGTTCCAATGGCGTCCTGAATTCTGTTATCCCATTGATACTATGTCTTGAAAGCATCCCCGTGAAGTTATTACCTCGTACATCGGGGATGGCGACGTGCCATTCAAGTTTCAACACCCATTCATGTGGATCGTGTTCTATCCACGAGATCACTTGTCTTGTAGGGTCCCTCTGCCATCCATCGTGTGACATCTTGGTGGCGAGTACTTCAGCCTTCCACTCCTCGAAATCGTTCTCGTCGTTAATGATCATTTAGAAATCACCAAACGGGTCTGCCGTTTTTACCATTAATGAACTGAGGTCCATGTTAGCCTCGAAATCTTCTACATATTTCCTTCGTCCTTCCGCCTTGCCACACGTCGCTATGCACAGGCAATCTCCCCTGTTGTCCTCGAGGACAAGTGTCCTGGCAGTTGGATCGCTGAAGAACGCCTTCTCCTCCTCGCTCTTGTAGAAGGTATCATAAATCTCGCTAAATTCGTCTTCTGATTCATCCTTCTTTTGCTTGATCGTGTATTCAACGATGCTCGCCTTCACGACTGGGCCTATCAAGTCCATGTCTGCAAGGGGATACATGAGATACGCGAACCCGTGCCACGTGAAATAATCGCCGCTATTTATCTTGGCTTCCGGGCGCTTGACCCCCACATTCTCCTCGAACAGCACCTTGATTCCATCAATGGATGCAGCCTTAACATCCTCGAAATACGCCTTCTTGTTTCCAACTCCATATATGGCGAACATGATGATGAAATCATCAGTGCCGTGCAAGCATGTTTCCCCAGGATATCTTTCCTTGGCCTTCTTCACCGCATCATTCATTTTATCACCAACTCTATCCCGAGCTTGTGCCACGCCTCTTTCATTTCCTTGCACTCCTCATCCGTCATCATCGGCGCCACGTTCTCGTTTCTCACGCCAGTTATCAGCCTGATATTGTTGAGGAGCAGTGCTGATATCCCGCTTTCGATGCAATTCTTCGGCTGCCACCTTCCCTTGAACAACACCATCCGAAATCGTGCCTGAGAGAAAAGCATGGCTTTGCGGAGTGACATCGCCATCTGGTTGATGTACGGCGGTGCTCCATATTTAATGTCAACGCTAATAGAAGTAAGGTAGGGAGCCACGTGCTCGAGCAGGCGCATCTTCTCCTCGTTGGCAAAGTTTCCATTCGTGTCGATGTTCGTCTTCTTTCGCCGGTCCCTGGCGTGCATAAGAAGCCGCATTAAATCCGCTCCTCCTTCTTGGGTACCTAATGCTGACCAGAGAGGCTCGCCACCAGTGATGGAGATGGCGTCGATCTCGTCCCATGGTATTTCCTCGATTATTTCTTCTGCAGTGGCCTCCATGGCCTTCTCGCTGTAGGGCTTGATAAGAGCGCTATTCTGGCAGTAGGAGCACTTCATGTCGCAGCCCTGCAAGAATATCACGCATGTTATGGCGCCATCAAACTCCGCGATGGCACACTTTTCAATCGCTGCTATCATCAGCACCATTAGAAATCACCAAATGTATTTGCTGCATTCGTCTCGTGCCCTTTGAATTCTGGTTCCGTCTTCGTGAAGAGCTTGCCACACGAGTCGCACTTGAACACGTATCCTCCAGTGCCATGCTGGTGGAAGCTCTTTGATTTGCAATGCACGCACCACACCTCAGAAATCACCACCCGTGTCCGCAGCATTCGTTTCCTTGAACTGGCGCTTTGGTGGCTCGTAGTTCATCACGAGGCATTCCCGGTTCGGGGTTGCTCCCGCCCGTGTCAAGCGCCCGCCCTTGTCCATGACCCGCATCGTCCACCCATCCGTCATGTAGTACTCTCCATTGTCGACGCTCAGCAAGATTTTCGCATTCTTGAAACCCCAGATCATTTCTCTCAGATTGTACTTATCCTCCTCAGTCCATGGCTTCCCCCCGAGCATCTCGGCATACGCATACCCTCCCTGGACGTATGGAGGGTCCAGGTACATGAATGCTCCCTCCTTGTCGTACCTGGGGAGCATGTCAAACACGTTTTCGTTGCGGAATTGTATCTCCTTGATGCGCTCGTAGATGTTGTCGATTGCTTCGATCTTGTGGAGGTAACTGCCTTGCTGGCTTGGCGCCTTGTCAAATCTTACCGCGTGGAATCCGTGGAGCATGAACGAGAAACTATGGGTGATGAGATAGTAGAATCGAAACGCCTTCTCCACGTTATCGCAGTTCTCCCATTTATTCTCCTTGTAACTCTTCTCGTAGTCGATGTAGAGTTTTCGAGCGTCTATGATGTATGTATTGCGTTCCTTGAATCTCTCGATGTCAGATTGTAACGTGAGCCAGAGATTGACGAGCAAGTCGTTCACGTCATTTATAACCTCCGCGTGTGACTTGGGTTTGTTAAGCGTGTACCACGCTGCTCCACCAAACGCTTCTATGCTCACGAGATGTGATGGTGTTAGCTTGATTAGCGTTGGCACGAGCCAAGCTTTACCACCGAAACCAGCCGAATGATTGTATCATTCTAGTTCACCCCCAACCTCACAAATTTCCCGGAAGCGTCACGGAATTTTTGCTTGCTATTTTCTATAGAGTGCATTCTACAGTGCTCCTCATTTGTCATTTTTACAAGATTCTCGATGTTATTGTTTAAAGGATTCAAGTCCTTGTGATGTATAACTTCACCATCTTCTATTGTGGCGCCATGATTAAGCCACCATACATACACATGCTCATTAACATTACCCTTTTCATCAGCATAAGGGCATTCATACTTTCCATATAGTTTGACATATCTATCAACAAGATTACCATTCTTATATGCTGGATTCATTCTCCCTTTTAATCCATGCTTCAGGCCGAGTCTCAATGCCCTTTGTCTAACGGAAATAGCCGTCCTGCCAAGCAATGCTCCTATTTCACCCCAGGTCATTTTATCATAATTCTCATTGATGATTCGTATTTCCTCATCACTCCAGGGTTTTAACTCTCCTCTATTTTTCCAGCTTGGCATTCTCTTTTTTCACCCATTTTACACCCTCTCGCTTCCAATTAGTAGAAAGGATAGGTGTACTGTTTGTATATCCACATTTCGTGCACGTGAAAGTACCGTCCTCGTTTTCCATGCTTGGGCCATTACATTTAGCGGGTCCATAGTCTCCAATTGCATATTTCGGGCAGAAGTTATTGAATGATTGTATCATTTCAGTTCACTATTCCCGTTAGGCGAGATGATGATCGTGCTCCTTCCAATCTTCTTGGCGTATCTTATCGTGGCCCACGTGCCACTTCTCAACACCTCGTTTTTCTGCGCCGGTGTTGCGATGAGTATCTCGCACGCTTTCGCAATGTCGTGGTTTCTCTCGAGATATTGTTTTTCGGGGTAGAGCACGTCGCCTCGCTTGAACGCTCGCTTCTTGTCTTCCGCTGGAGGATGGACGTGTATCTTGATTTTCGGATCGACCATCCGCACGATGTCGTGGAACTCAGCGTCCGCACCAATGCAATCGCCATGGTGCACCTCTGTCGCTTTCGCATTCACCAGGACACGGGCGACTTCCGATTTCTGCGCCCTGGTCATTCCCAACTGCGTTCCAGTGAATCCCATTCTCACGGTATCACTCCTTCCCATTTGGAAACATCTCGCTTATTTTAAGTGCACGGTAGGCGCGTTTGGAGCGAATGGTGTTCTTTTGTTGGAAGTTACCGGTGTGTAGAATGATGTCATCTCGCTTTTCGCCAAGCCAGTAGTGGAAGCGGTCAAAAGCGTCTTGGTAAAACATCTTTAAAGCGTCCTGCCACCTGAACAAGCGCCAATCGGCAGCATCTAACCAGTAGATTTCGTTCTCGGTTAATTGCTTCACTGGTTCACGCGGCTCATTTCCCAATACTGCATCACACCTGGCGAGGTAATCCTCGGCATCTTCTAGCTTGTCCACCGCCTGCACGAACTCTAATGCACGGGCGTCTGGGTGCTCCTCCAAGTATTCTCTCTTTTCTCTCCAGTGGTGCATGGCTACTGACATGGCGTGCATGGCTGCACCTAGGACCAAGCACACGCAATCGCTTCCAATGATTAGATATAATGTCGTTAAAATGTCCATTTTAAAAGTCACCATGTGTATTTGCTGTCCTGCTCTTGTTTACTTGCTTCCAATACGAAGTACCAAAGACTTCGAGTATCTCATCCGCCGGGGACGCCACTCCAGAATCCTCGAGCTCGTGCATGTCCACCTGGACACCGGCGTCGAGCATTCGTTGTATCGAGTCCTCGTCAAACGCCACCTTATCTCCAAGATTATCTGGCACTTTTTTACCGTGAATCATCTTCGGACAGTACTTTAGGGGTGCGATGAAGAATCTATCACCGACGGCTATGTCCACGTCGAAGAATTCATCTGCCAATGCAAACGCCTTGTACTGCTCGCTTTTCTCGTCATAATCACGATATGGCTTGTTGACCGGGAGTGTCTTGCAGACCTCAGTGAGTGGCATGGCAATAAACTCCTCGTGGAGCTTCATAACCTCTACCATGATATCGTCAGCGGTGCCATCATTCATGTAGAGTTTCCCAAGTCTCTCTTGCACCTCCTCAGTAACGGCTGCAACTTCCCGGCGCACCACCTTCATTCCCTTGAACTCCAGTTGTGGCGGGTCAATCAGCTTCCCCTTGGCCCACATCACGTTCTTGATGTAGAAGCGCATGTTCTCGATGAACATGGTCTTGCAGATCATGTCGCATTCGAGCGTGAACACGCCCGGATCGTCGATGTTGAACTCGCGCTTGGCAAATTCCTGGGCGTGCGCCTGCACCTTCTCCACGACCTCCTCCGCTTCCTTGCTGTAACACAGCTTCTTCACGGTGCCGTCCTTGTTTACTATCTCCTTCCAAATCCATTCAATCGGGCGCTTGTGCTCCGCATACATCGAATCAGTGCTCGCCAAATCAACTGGATACCCGAGGACATTCTCGACGTAGTCGATGCATTCCTTGATTATTTCCTGGCAGACGAGCGTGTACGTGTTGAACAGTGGCAAGAAGTACATCCTATCCCAATCCATTCCCTGCGTGCCGAACCTGCCATTCATGTATTGCTTGTAGGAGAACTGCCGTCCATCAGCCACGACATAGTCGAAATCATCCATGTCTTTTACCTTTTCGAGGATGGCGTCCGCTACCTTCTGTAGCTTCTTCCTCTCGACCAGCATCGCCTTGAACGCCAATACATTCCTGGCGATGATGTCCTTCCTGAATATCCCCGCCGGGGTTATTGCCAGGTCGCTCCAATTATAAAGGGTCTCCTTCCAACCGATCAGTTTATTCGAGATGATGGATTGCAAGCTCTTCAATGCCATGCTCACGTCATCACCCATGGCCGCCTGCTCGCGTTTACATTCCTTGACAAATTCAGGCCAATCCTCTACCTCCTTGATGAGGCACGGCCGCCGATCGACGACCATGAGCCCTTTCCCCGTCAACCTGAGCCCTGCCATGTTGACGAACGTCTCTGGCGCGCAATTCGACCCTATCCCGGCCATCGGGTAGAACTTGTTGAAGTCCATCCCAAAAACAAGCCGTTTCATCCCTCTATTGACTTCCTTGTTAAATCCCCCGACCTTTTCGTCAGTAAATCCATTCCACAACCAAATCCGTTCATATTTATTATCTCCATATGTTTTCGTATCGAGATAATATAAATCCTTGTAAAGGTGAAGGTTCACGAGGTCGTGCAACCTGCTCGCTGCCATCCCCGCATCCCAGCTCGCCCCCGAGAACGTGGCCCTGTTAAATGCGTCCTCGCTAGGCTTGAATATTTGCTCGACGCCAGCCGTTCCCTCGGTGTCACCCATGTTGTAGAGCCTCTCTAATGGGGGCTCCTTCTCCCACATGTCCCACACCCACCTGTATTGCGGGTGTTTTACCTTCCCTATTCCCAGGTACCTGTCCATGTACGTGTCGAGCTTCTCGTTTTTCAATTTATCCTTCTTGTGATACTCAAAGAAGGCCATCATGTGATAGAGGTCCAGGCACGTCAACATCTTGATGACGACCTCCTCCTTGCCAAAGTCATCTCTAAAGTACGTGACACCAGCCGGGCTAATCCGATGGAGATTCACGTCAGGGTCTCTCGGTACCCAGGTCTGGTAGTCCTTGTTAGGCTTGACCATGCAGTGCCTGTACAACCAGGGCATGTCAAACCCATTCTGCCACTTCTTGCTATCTCCAAGTCCATGTATCCCGCTGAACGCGTTAAATCCGATGAGCGCGTCAATTTGCGTGCCTGAGAGATAATCGACCATGCCCGTTAATAACTGCTTTTCATTTTCGCACGCGTGCACCTCAACATGGAACTCCATTGGCATTACTTTTATTTTCTGGCGAGCGTCCTCCGAGATGCGACTAATATATCTTTCCTGGTACGTGCATTTCTCCTTTACTCGTGGGTGCCACGTGAACACGTGGAATGTCCAGTCCCACGACTGGAGAAATGAAATGGTGATGACCTTGCTCTTGACATATCGCTCCTCCTCATCCTCCTTCTTCTTGAGACGTTGGCGGAAGCGCAGGCGCCCGACATCGTCAATCAAGGCCTTCATGGTCCATTCGGAGTCAAAATACACCTTGTGCTTGTTGACGTAGAATTTCTCGTATCCCTCAGGCGGGGGCTGCACGAACTTGTCGTCGAGGTATCCATATTGCTCCACCATTGAGAAATCGAACATCATGTAACCTTCCCAGATGAGAAGGTCGATTCCTACCTTGTCCTCGAATCGGATGTCGCCCTGGTATGAATGGCTCACGAAATTCCTAATGGCGCTTTGCCCTGTGCCAACATCCTTTGGAAGTTTCGAGTACACCTCCATCACTGGCTCCCCAAATGGTGAATCTGGGCCACGGTGAAACCCTGTTATCCTGGGGTCGTCCATCACCTTCCAGAACTCCTCATAGGGGACGCCGAAGGACGGGCGCACCCGCTCGCCATGTATCCTGAGAACGTGATGCGTTCCGTCCTTCTCCTTGCCAGCGACGATCCAGACCGGGACGGCCGTGCCATCCTTGTCCATGGTCTCGTGGTTCTTGTTGATGAGACAAATAGTTCTCCAGTCACTCATTTATACCCGCTCCTTTTTTTCATTTCCTCGAGTGATACATCAACGATCTCGCCATCAACGACAAGCTTGGTGTCGAGTTCGTATCCAGGGTGCACGTTAAAAAAAATATCCGCTATCATCACCGCTGATTTCGTCCAATCGTCTAAATCGTGAATTGCATGCATGTCTTGCGCGGCCTCGCACAATTCCACTGCCCGCTCCCGGTACGCTTCGGCTTTTTTTCGATATTTAGTCATGTTCGGGAGGATCGGGATGAGCCTGGCACCGGGGGCGTATTTACACTGCATTTCAACTATCTCCTTGCTGCTCCACGGGACCACGATGACTGCAGTCTTCAACTTGCGAAAGAAATCACGCAGCCACACGCCGGTGGACGTTCCCTCGATGCCAGGACCTAATGTTCTGGAGATGGCGAGCCCCGTGCACCTCATGCTTCATATATCACCACGCAATGCAAGTATGACGCTATCTCGACGACCTTGATGTCGATGAAATTAGAATCTCCTATCTTAGCGACGAACTCGTTAAGGTCCTTCTCGAGCTCGATTGGCGAGCCCCCAAATATCTTGAATTTTATTGCCATGTCATTCACCTCGAAGAGCTTTCTTGCTTCTCCGCTTCACGAGCATCCCTGGATGTTTCCCGTTGGCCATTGCTATCATGGCACCATACTTGAGCATCTCCTCGACATTGAATGGTATTCTCACGCCATCCTTGCTTTCCCAAGCGTTCGCTCGCCAGTTGACCTTGTACATCACGCCTCCCCTATCCACCTGTGGATTCTCGTCCAGCATGAGTTTTACCTGGCTCCTGGTGGCCTTGAGCAGGAATGCATCGAGTGCGTGAGTGTCCCAGAATCCGCCCTTCTTCTCGCCTGATATCTCGACTTTCGCCGACTTTCCATTCTCCTTCACCGTGGAAACTTTTAACCCTTGCACGAGTTCGTTGAGATTGGCGCCCTTCATGTCATGGACATACTTTAACCGGTCCATTGGATTGGGCGTGCTCTCGACCTTCACCATCTCTATTGGTTTCGGCGCAGCCTTCACTCCATTGAAGTCATCGCCAATCCCCATTGATCCCTGCCCTTTCACGGGTATCTCGGTCGGCTTTCGCTCGGCGAATTCCCTGTGATCGTCATATATCTTTCCCTTCACGTGCGTGCGACCGCATTTCGTGCACTTGTATGGCTCGCTCACTTACTTTCACCCTCCTTCTTCGGTCCAAACTTGTCCGCGAGGCCATTCATTTTCAAGATGATTTCCCCATTATCTACCTCGGGGTCCTTGATATCCTTGAGCAGGTCATCCAGAGTCGCCGCCCGGTCAATTATTCCTGGGAGTGTCGCCGATAGATAATCGCTGGGATTAGTCGACCAGTTCGGGTGATCGTGGATCGCAGGCCTTAATACATTGACGTATGAATCAAGGAGCTCCTCCAGCGCCATGACCTTTGTCTCGAGAAGCAGGTTTTTAACTTCCTCCTTGCCGACATCACTAATCAAGTGGCCATACACTTTTAAAATGTCAGCCAAACCCATGAACTCGTCCATGCGCTTCTTGTGCGTGCTAAGGCATTCAATAACGGCGTTCCTCCAGCTCTCCAGAGCGTTGATGTGGTCCATTAGCGTGGCAATTGCCGTTGACATCGGAATGCCATCTGCAAATTCTTGCTCGTTTTCGTGTTTATCTGCCATTTTTACTTCACCTTTGTTATAATTGGTAGCAACGGGAGGATTTGAACCTCCGACCTCCAGATTTCCCGAAGCCCGGTCACGATTCCTAGGCATTATTGATATAAGTTGCCAAATCGCAATCTCATTCGTGGCCCTCGCGGTTATGAGTCTGGCGTGTTGGTCTGGCTACACCACGTTGCTATGGTTTGTGGAACACCCGCGGCTTTCACCGCGTTAGGGGATTCGGCTATTGGCGTATCCCCATCAAGTGTCCATGGTTTGATGGCGGTCTAACCACCTACCGCCAGGGCTCCGCGTGTTATCTACTTATCGTATGGAATCATGTAGTCCATGCGGGCGGTTGCATTTTCAGCGTGCACCCACATCATCCATCCCCCGAGAATGTTGCAGAAGTGAATCTCGGTCGTGAAGCTGTCGTCGATGTTCCCTATCACCGCATACAGCCCGTGATAGTATCTCGCTTCTATGGGCGTAGCGTCGTCTGCCGCGTCCACCCATTTCGTGGATTTCACGACATTCCACTCCACTCCTTTCCGCTCCTCCTTGGCCATCTCCACTTCCAGTTTTTTCCTGGTGATGGGTTGCAAGTCTCTCGAGCCCTTCCTCGACGCGGTCGCGTCACCTAAGAAGAAGAGCATCTTTCCATCGGCGAGCTTGAGATTGGTAACGCCCTGCTTGACGAAACTGCTCACGTCCTTCGCCAATTCACGAAGCATGCTCGGGATGACCTTGACCTTGACTGGCCACGGGATTTCAATGTTATCCTTGGAATACGAGATGACGCAATCCTTCTCCGGGGACCACTTGTGCCGCAGGCTATCGGTCTTCTCCAGGCTCGTGAGTTTCTCCTCGCCTTCGGTGATGAACGACCACGCCGTCTCCGTGCCAATCCTGGTGAGCCGCACCTTGTTCTCCTCATCCGGGTAGATGAGTTGAATGTTCCGCCCCTTCTTGTCGCCACCAACACGCGTTATTGCGGTGAGACAATCGGCTATGTTCGTGACGGGAATCCGTCCCTCGTTCACGACCTTGAGTTCATCTCCCTCCTTGAGGAGGTGTTGTGCTATCACCAGATTGATATGTGTATCCGTCGCGGTGACGATTGCTCCCTGCCCCTTCTTTGCTTCCAGTAGGAAGTTCTCGAAGAGCTCGGCCTGCGTCACCTTCTCCTTATCGCTCACCTCGGAAATACCCTTGCATCGCACGTCTTCAACGAATCGCTTGAGCGCTTCCCGGTTCACCAGGACCTCGGCGACGTTCGCATCAACAGGCCTCACTGCCGCAGGCTTCTCCTCGACAGGTGCTTCCTTCGGCGTCTCGTCAGCCGGTTTACTTCCTTCTTCTTTGTGTGGCTGCTGGTTTGCTTTCTTTGACATTCTCAATCACCGCTTCTTGTTTTTCATCGTCCGCATATTGAGCGCCTTCATATTTCCCCCATGTTGTCTTTCCGCTGTTCTGTAGTATCGACGGTGCCATGTCCTCGATGAGATACGTGAACGCCATCCGATCGTACTGTGGATAGTCAAGGAAGCATTTCTCCTCGAGTGAATCCCGCTGTTCCTGGGGAATCTTGAGATACGGCATGGTGCTGTGTGGATGTCGATACCAGTCCGTCCGTATCTTGTCCACGAACGTGCCCGTTTTCATGTCATAAACTTGGCGCAGCGTGTACCCCTGGTCGATCCGGTAGTCCGTCTTGCTGATCATCACGGGATACGTCTCCGGGAGCTTGATGCTGTGCATGACATAGCTATTCGGGTTCTTCGGGTCGGCACCAACACGGACCTTTATATCCTTCCACTGCCATTCTGGTTCCCGCACCTCGAGTTTGAAGGTCTCGACGACCCAGCATTCGGTGGTGCGCAGCTTCATCAGTACATTGGTCCACCACTTGTTTCGATACCGGTAGAACCGCCGGTCGGTGCCAGTCTCCTCGTCATCCTCCACACCCTTCTTCTTGCCGTATTTCTTGACGACTGTCTTTCCAGCCATGTCGTCCTGCTCATCCGTGATCATGTCACGGTAGTCGCTAAAAGAGTCGAGAATGAGAAGCGTGTTTCCCTTGTACCGTTCTGCAGCCTGCCATACTGCGGCCTCGAAGTTCTCCCGCATCTTCTCGGCGTCGAAGTCCCTATCAACCTTGATGATCTCCCCATCCTTGCTCTTCTCTCGGGTACGAATGAGGGGTGCCGATTCGATGTGTATCTTGTGGTTTTTCCTGAAATCCTTCGTTATCTCGCCAAGATATCCGTGGTCCATGTCCCGCTTGATGGATTCCTCCGTATCGACCGCACATACCTGCTCGACCTCCGGGAGTTGTCCAGTGTGCAGTGTTTCATATGTCTTAGGTCCCATGGAGCCCTTGAAATCCAGGTTCATGTAACAGGGGAGCCAGGAGAAGACGGTCTTCTTGCCTTTCCCAAGAGAAATGATGGCAATCACGAGACCGGTCCCCTTTCCCTTCTCGTATTCCTTGAAGGCGGTGGGCCTGGCACGTGCATCCTCTATTCTCGATGCAGTGTCATCGACCGGCGCTTGTGTTGGTGTGTCGACGCTACGAGGCGTAGCGGGATTGGAGAATGCCTTTTCGCTTGATTTCGGCTGTGGCATCATCAAACATCAGGCCTCTCCTCGACAGATTTGTCTTCAGGCTTCTTCTTCTCCTCCTCGTCATCATCATCGCCATCTCCTCCATCATCTTCAGGGTGCACGAACGTTACCATCATGCTGTAGATGTCGACAGTGATCTCGCCAAACCGGCCATCTCCATCCTCGACCCGTGCATTAGCAGCAGTGTCCCAATAATCAGCCTTCTTGCGAGTTTGGCACAAGAACTTGATATCTGCCATGCCGGTGAAGCTAAGTTGCGTGATGTGCCGCGGGAGGAACACGCTCATTTTCACGTCTGGATTCATTGAATCCTGCAGTACCATTCTCACGGACTGCCCTTCGCCAGAAGAATCGGCGGGGGTGGCTGAACATTCGAGCAGCGCGTATCTCGTGTAGTTCTTGACCTGCTTCTCGCCTGAATCATCGGCAGTGCGCCTCATGGCGACCCCGAACTCGTCGTTCGTCATCTGGTATTTCTCGTGCCACTCCCTCAGGTTCTCCATGGTGATCCTGGTAAATGGAAGCGCCCGCACGGTGTATGGGATAGGCTTCCCTGCCTTCTCGGCCTTTTCATTGGCCTTCTCGGCGTCTTTCCATTTCATGTCAACGCGCTCGGATGTCCCCTTCTTGTAGACGGCCCGCATCCCCAAATTGTATGCTTCCTCGAGCATGGCCTTCCCTTCTGGTGTTACCTTGCCAGGAACGCCTTTCTCGAATGCCTCGAATGGGTCTGCAGTGAAATCCACATTCCCTGTCCATGCATCGACGCTAGTGGCGAGCGACATCCCGGTTGGGATGTCCTTGAGAAGCTGGCACGTGTATCGTTTCCTCACCCCTATCACGAGGTGGCTGCCGGTGCTCTTGTTCTGATCGAGCACTCCCTTAAACAACACCGGGACACCGAATAGCCCCTTGTCCCGGAGTGTCTTGATGATGAAGTCCTTGTTTGCCGGGTTTGCCAGGTCGCCATAGCATTGAATCGTGGAGCGGCGTGGGCAGTACTCCGATGCTTCCTTCCTCGGGAAAAACGTGCCGACGAGTGTAACGCCGAAGTTTGGCTTGAGCTCCGCGCCCCAACCGAAGTTTTCGGTCGTGCCATCCTTCAAGTATTGGTGCACGTCAAGAGGGACGATTGGATCACCAGGTTTCTCCCAAAGCTCGTAGGCCTTCTTGTGGACGCCATTCACGATCATTTCCTGGACGACATACCACTTCTTGTCCTTGCCCTTGCGCATGGGCATCAGGAGTTTTCGCACCGGGCGCCGTATTGGCTTTCCATCCACTATCTCGATGATGAACGCAATTTCTGGTGGATCGGCGTTCGCCATTGCCTGCACCTTCGCAGGGCCTCCACTCGTGGCGGTATCTTGTATCGCCTTTATCTCGGCTGCATTCCAGTCCTTCGCCTCTCCTGTCGGCGCATCAAGATATCCATGAAAGCTGTCGAGCGTACCAGCGCCTTTTAAATCACCGGTCACGCGGTTCTTGACCTTCTGGACGATGAACGCTGTTGGCTTGTCCTTCAGCTCGTTGAGGGCTGCATACTCGGAGAATCTCTCCTGCAGCTTCTCGATCACTTCTGGTTCCTCGATCTCGGCGGATTCAGCCATCTTTTTTATCCAGGCGGCCTCGTTCGCCAGGTCCTTGTCCGTTAATTCCTTTTTTACTGTAGTGGCCATGTTCTATGCCTTTTTTGCTATTTTTTCAATTATTCAAGTATTCAAATATTCAGATGAATCATTGGCACGCAATGATTCATATCGGCAAATTTAATTCACACGCCGATACTATTTATATTTTTCTTTCGGAGATTTCCGGCAGGTAAATATAAATTGGGTCGGGTGATTCGGAATTTATTGAAAAGATTAACAAATTCCGGCCGATTCACAATGACAGATAAAGCCAAGATGTTAAAGAAACTCGTTCTCCAGAACAGATTTACCTTAGATGAGATTTCTAGGATGACTGGTGTCCAACCTGCCGACATGCCTGAAATGTACAAGGCGTACACCGGGCAGGACATCCCGGAGTCCTTGTTCATCGTGGGGCATGATGACGAGATAGCAAAGTTGAAATCGGCAGTCCTTGCTGGCGAGAAGGTCATAATAACAGGCCCTCCAGGCATTGGAAAGACGATTTCTGCTCGCAAGGCCATCCGTGATGCTGGTTTCACCATCAACGAAATAAACATCTCGGATAACCGCACGAAGGACATGCTCGAATCCAAACTTTTCGGTGGTCACCTTGTCGGTTCCACCACGTGCTTTTTGTTTGACGAGGTTGACAATTTCTACTGGCGTTCGCACGCTGCATTCAAGGCCATCGTGGAGTCATCTCGTGCTCCCATCTTGATGACCTGCAACTACATCGAAAAAATACCAGAATCTATAAAGAAAATATGCAAGGTTATGAAGATGAAGCCTCCAACCATGAAGGATTTGCAGGCTTTCATCACCACCAAGTTTCCGCACCTCTCATTAAAGGCGCAGGACTTGTACAACCCTGATTTTAGAAAAGTAATGACCCACATCCTCTACGGGGTCAAGGATGACCATGAACCCGAGCGATGGTACAATGCCGAGGCGCTGGCTGGCGTCATCATCGGGGAACCATCTCCCGTGAAGAGACTCAATGCCATGAATCACGCGGAGGACCAACTCTCGTGGTCCATTAACTGGATAGACAACGCGCTGCCCAGGGTATCACCATCTCTCGAGGCGACGACAACCATGTTAAACGAGTTATCCATCATCGACTCGTGGGCACGGCGTACAAACCAGAAATACATTGCATCAATGATGGCTGCCCTTCCCTGCTTCAACCGACGGGTCAAGCTCGACTTCCCGGTTACTCTCATGAGAGCCGAGAAGAAGAAGGAGAAACCTGTAGTCGAGGAAAGCGAGGGCGTTACAAAAGTAGCAGTGAAGAAGAAACAAAAACTCGAATCGAAAAAAATGAACCTGGATGATTTTTAAAATGCAAGTAGAGTACAAGCGATTTACAAGCTGGACGGAACTCTGTTCCGAGGAGCATAAGGTGTATAGCAAACTCAAGTCCGAAGGCAAGCTTCGGGCTATAAGTGAAGTGGAAATCAGGGCGACCATGATAGAGCACGCGCTCAATCGCCTCGGCAAGGAAGGGTGGAAACTCGTGTTGAATCACCAGCCATATGGCGTCTTCATGATGCGTGACGTGACGAAGTCACCAGAGCTCATCGCATTAGAGGATAAGATTGGTCCAACCCCTGGCAACACCGAGACCAAACTGATAATGCCAGATACTGATAAGGTGTGATCATGCTGCTCGTTGAAAAGTACAGGCCTCACCTCCTCACCGATATCATCGGCCAGGACAAGATCATCAAGTACACCATGGATTGGGTTGAAGCGAAGGAAATGCCTCACGTCATCCTCGTAGGCCCATCTGGAAGCGGCAAGACGACGTGGGCCGAGGCAGTAGCCTCCGCGATGTTTAATGGCTTCGACGTGTGGAATAACAAGCATCCAGACTTCAAGATGTTGAACGCTTCCGATGAACGTGGTATCGACGCCGTCCGTGGTGAATTCAAGGAGTTTTCCGGTGCTAACAAGGCCGACAACGACGTGCCCTTTCGCATCTTGTTCCTCGACGAGGCGGACAAGATCACGGGTGACGCGCAGGGCGCCATGCGCAACATCATCGAGACGAACTCGCACAAATGCAGGTTCATTCTCTCGGGTAATCGTGCTGATTACATCGAGCCGATGATCTCTCGTGGTGCAACCCTTCGTTTCCAGGCAATCCCCGACGGTCCGATGTTTAAAGCGCTCAGTGATATCTGCATGCAAGAGAAAATCCCTGTTACCATCGACGTGCTTGAGGCCATCGTCAAGCACTACCATGGTGACCTGCGCAAGGCTATCAACGACAGCCTGGAGAAGGTCCGCCATTGGAAGGAGCCAGTCAAGCTCTCTGACCTCGACTTCGATGACGACATGGGTACTGTTGTCGAAAAGGTGAAGGACATACTCATGCAACCAACGACAATCGCCGGAGAGAACGCTAAATCCAAATATGCGGCTGCCAGGGAGTTCTTCGAGAAGGAGCACGCCCGCCTCCAGTTCAACGTCCGGGATTTTATCGAACAATTGCACGGCGCGCTCGGCCCGGATGCACTCAAGAGTGCGAAGGCCTTCTCCGAGGTCGATGACCGCATACGTGCTGGTGGCAGTGGCTCCAAAGACGTTCACATGGGCTACCTGCTCGCGGTGATTGCTGGTGGAGGTGAATGACCTAGAGCACGTCAAGGCAGTGGGGCGCATATTATCACGAAACAAGACGTTGAGACTGCTGGCATCGCTTGCCATCTCTCCATTGCCCAAGAGGGAGCTCGCGGGCAGGTGCGAAATGGCGTGGTCGACTGCCTGGACATACTTGAAGGAGCTCGCCGAGGCGGGGCTCACGGAAGAATACTTCTTCACGGATGGCACCAGTTCCATGGTGATGGTCCGGTTGAAGGATACTAAAATAATCATAAACTTGGATAAAGTGAAAAACAATGTCGCAAAACTTGATGAAAGACCTGATACACAAGCTAAACCTGTTGACTAAGGAAATGCAGCTCATTGACTCGAAGACGGATATCTTGTTTTTGAGCATCGTGAGCAATCAGTTAACGTCCGTGATGAATGACAACGGGCAGAAGATGATGGGCATCTACAACATGCTCCAGTCCGACCAGTGGAAGGACGTGAAGGCAGATGACCCGAAGAAGAAGGAATTGCAGGCCCAGATGGCAGCGGCACGAGCGCAGAACGACATACTCTCGGTGACGTTTGACTCGTTCAACCTCGCGCTCAACAAGCTCGTGCTCGCGCTCACCCCAATCATGGAGGGGAAGTACCCCTCGTTAAAGGGAGAGGTGAATAACGTGGTGGCTGCAAGTCCAAAGAGGAAAATGAGAAAACCCCAGGAGGTTGATACTGATGAGCATGCAGGACAATCCACCCCGCAAGACGTGCCCGCAGTGCGGGCAGATGATGATAGCGCGTGAGGGAAGCGATGAGGGCGATGGCGTTGTTGATTACTACTGCGAGAACGATGACTGCCCTTCAAACTCGCACGACGAGAATCCATTCGTGGGGCTTTTACCATGAGTGACGACCACCCTTTAATCAAGGTCTTGGAGAGCATTGCCACGGCCATCGACGAGCGCGTGCAGGCAATCAGGATGCTCGGCAACGACGCGGAGGCTCTCTGCGCGGCCAAGATAATCAAGGAGCTGTGCATGGCCGCAACCGTCTACGAAGAGGTTCTCGCTGACATGTATAGTAATGCAGAGGCTGACGAGGAATGAAAGTGTACATCGCCGGAACGTGGGAGCAGCGTCTTTTCGTGAAAGAGCTCGCCATTTATCTAAAAAAGGAATACGGTGAAGGGCTTTCCATATTTGATTGGACGGAGCATTGCAAGGCAGACTGCGCTTTTGAATATGCAAAGGCCGACATGGATGGCGTGGTATCATGTGATGCATTCGTCCTCGTCGATCCCAACACATTTTCAAGGGGGAAGTTTGTTGAATTTGGCATGGCACTAGCTCTCAAGAAGTTCGTCATCGTGCTCATGGATAGAGAGCAGAAAACTGATACGATCGGCATCTTCGGCCACCTCAGACATCTGTTCAATGTTGCCACTTGCTTCAGGGACGTGTTCCATCTCACCGTGGAACACGCTAAAGGGATGGTTGACGAATACATGGAGACGATAAAATGACAAACCTCGACTTCGAGGGAGAAGGCTCGACGGGCGTGCACACTATTTACTCGTACCCCGCCAAGTTCATTCCCCAAATCCCTTCTTTTTTTATCGAGAAGTACAAGCCACGCGTTGTCATGGATTGTTTCGGTGGCAGCGGCACTACCGCCGTCGAGGCCAAGCGCCACGGTTGCCAGCCTATCCACGTCGATATCATGCCAATCTCCTTTGCCCTTGCTCGTGTCAAGTGTCACGAGTTCTCCCCCCGTGAATTGCATCTCACCCTCGTCAATCTCCGCATCATGCTCAAAGTGCCCAAGATTGATGATGCTGAGGAATGGATGCTCCCTGAATTGGTGTGCCATGGTAAAGAGGGTGATTATGAATACTTCAAGGATGAGGCTATTGGCGAGATAATGGCAGTGCGAGATGCGATCTTCAAGCTTGATGATAGCCCTGCAAAAGACTTCATGCGGGTTTGCGCGGGCCAGTGCCTCGGCCGCGTCGCCAGTGCCATCATCCAAGCCTCGCATTGGGAGCCAGATACACATGTTATCCACACGGATTTTATCAAGGTGTTCATGGACTACGCCTCTCGCATGCGAAACGTGTTCTTGAAGTATTACACGCAGAATCCCAAGTTCCTTAATGGCAAGGTGCCCACCATCATCAATTCCTCAAAGCATTTATCTGAGGCACTCCCACCTGTCGATCTCATCGTCACGTCCCCGCCATACGGGAAGCTCGTTCGAGTCGTTAACTACCCGGAGATGCACAAGTTCACGCATCTCTTCTTCTTCGACGAGCCATCCCCGCCACCGTCGGCCTTCATCCAGAGCACCGCCGAGCTTGATTTATACCTCGACAAGTGGTGTGGCCGCGTGATACCCGGTGGCCATTGTGTCGTCGTGGTGGCGCCCTCAAACTCGGATGACTGGGTAACCGAAACCCGCACGATTCTATCAAGGGCAGGGTTCACGTGCGTCGAGGATACTGAACGGGTGATCGACCCGAAACAGAAATATCGCCCTCGCCAGATAAAAAAAGAATGGGTGTTGGATTGGGTCAAGAAATCTTGAGTCGCCCTTTTGCGCACTCCATGAGATATGGAACCCTTTGTATTTTACCCATTACTTCATTAAATTCATTCCAGCACCTCATGCAGACGTGCAAGCCATTATTCTCGCCCCCGCACGCGGGGCATTTGCCCTCTTCGCTCATCCTCTCACCACCATGTTGTAGCAGTACAATATTAAAAGAATAAACAATACAACCCAGAAGATGGTGAAACACGTGTATAATCCATCTTTATCATCCGTTTTTATACGCCTCTTATTTCAAAGTCAATTATCGCATACCCATGTCTCATGGCTAATTTCATGGACTCCTTGCCTTTCCTGGTGAATTTCAAATAAAACCATGACCAGGGCGTGAAGATGCCCGCCACCACCGAGAATGGCAGGCTCAATTTCTCCTCCATGTAATCGCACGCCCGGTGCATGAATTTATTAATCTTCTCTATCAGCCGTTCCATCAGTCCCACTAACCTCTACCTCCTTTACAACCTCATCTCAATCATCACTCGGCAGGGCCTCGCATAACGCGTGGTGCATTTCTGTCCACTGCGCGAGTAATTTCGCTTTCAACTGCACGATCTCCTTGGTCAAGGTGGCGATCTCGTCCACGGCGGCATTATGCTCGTTTCGTGCATCGGTCGTGTAGGGCGTGTAACAATCCCATTTTCTAAATATTCGTTTCTGCTGGCTCATGCCATGCCACCCCAATCCTCGATCTGCTTCTCCAAGACATGGACAAGCTTCCTCACCGCCTCCTTCATGGCCGCTGATGTCCCTGGTATTTTCTTTATGTCGCCCAGTACGGTCGTGGCGAACTGGATAGCATCACCTATCGTGAGCTCCTTCGGGCTATACTTGGCGGCGCATTCCTTCAGTGCTTTATCAAGCGCATCCTCCCGTTGTTTTACTATCTCCTGCGCCTCCTCGATGGTCTTGTAATCACTCTCGTATAGGCGTGGGCTGGTATCGCCAGTGAACACGTAGTGATCCTTCCACTTA